ATGTTCGAGTGACGGTTCTTTGCGACACGCCACGGCTGCGTGTTGTGCTCGATGGTCACGCCTGCAACCGTGATGGACGGAATCTCACTCATGGCCGGCTCCGGTGGTGAAGGGGGCGAGGGCGGCTTCAAGGGCGTGACGGATGGCTTCACGCTTGTTGTGGGAAACGCCGTCGTAAAGGTCATCAAATGCCTCGACAGCCGTATCCACCATCGCCTCCGTCACCCCGCCCTGTGCGGCTTGCCGCTTCTCCTTCTCTGCAGAAAGTGCGGCTAGAGCTTCGGCGTACTGCCGCGTCGGACAAAACGTTGATAGGGCTTCCCAGAACGCTCGGGCAGCCTCGTCCGGCGCGTATTCGCCGTGGTACTCCACTCGGCCATCGGGGTGAACTGTGACCATACTCTTGCCGTCGCGACGGATTTCAATCAGCGGTGCCGGAGCACTACCGCCTAGAAAGATGCTACTCATGACCGTTTCCTCTTGCAAAGAAGGAGCCACTCACGACCCTGCGTGAGCCGCCAGAGATTCTTGGCATCGCTGTGCGGGTATAGCTCCCCAAACACGATACGCCGGCATCCGGTGTTCATCAACAGCTTCACGCACGTGACGCACGGTGAGCACGTCACGTAGCACGTATGGATCTCGCGAACGTCCTTGCACTGCAGCAAAGCGTTCTGCTCGGCGTGGATTGCCTGGCAGGCGTCAAGGTTCGTCCCACTCGGGGACTTGGCGCCTGCACAGGCATTGGGATACGTGATTTCGATGCTCCGGTCCAGATGAAGCATTGGCTGCTCGGTGTTGCAGTGGGGAAGCCCTGCGGCCACCCCGTTGTACCCGGTGGAAAGCACGTGGCCGTCCTTGTCGACCAGCACGCAGCCCACCTGACGCCGGCAGCAGGTGCCGCGACGAGCGGTCACCTTGGCCAGTTCCAACCCCCACTCGTCGCGGTTGATCCTCATGTCACCGAGCCTCCCACCAGCGGTGACCTTCCTTGGCTGGTTGGTCACGGATCCTGCGTAGCGTGGCCTCTAGGAAATCAGGCTCAAGGTGCATGCCTGGAGGCGTGCTCGACTGCTCGCCAAACAGCGGCCTGGTCGTCTTGACGCATACCCTTGCCGATTCGACGTCTCGTCCGTACAGATGGGAGCTTGCGGCCGTCAGGTACAGCAGACCCGGAATGACGATGTCCTCGTTTCGAAGCTTATCCTGGATCATGCCGGCGGTATGCTTGTTGACGAACGCGCACACCATGTGGCCGATCATCGAGAAGTTGAACACGTCGTATGGCATCCCCAACCAGATGTCGCTCGACCGCATGAACACATGGGCGTTCAACCGCTGCTTTCGGATCTGGAAGAACAGCGACACGGTGCACGGCACATCCTTCGTCGCCGGCGGGCACTGTCGCCAGAACGTCATGCCAGCCTGCCGAGAGCTCGGGTCCTCGACCAGCTTGCGCACGACGTAGGGCAGCTGCTTGACGAACTCTGGCCCATAGGCTCCGAAGAACGTCTTGCCGTCGTCCGAGAACTGGCTGATCTTGCTGTTGTACGGCGCAATCGTCTCGACCCGGTCGTCGCCGTTCAGGATCCAGAGCGCCTCGGCCGCCATGAACCGGTAGTTGAGGGAGCGCTCCGGCACGGTCAGGACCGGCCGTATCATGTCGATGGTGAAAGTTGCCTGCGGCAGCTCGAGCGTATCGATCCCACGCGGGCTGATGCGCTCGCCGAACCGGAGCAAGTTGTCCAGCCCACGGAGCCAGACGCTGTTGAAGTTGAACAGGTCACTCATGACACAGCTCCTTCAGCCGTTGGATAAGTCCGTAGTCATCTCCGGCATGGAAGCGCTTCCAGGCTTGTGGATGGATTGCTCCCTCGAATGAAAGGCCCAGCTGGATCAGCTTGTCCTGCGCCTTGCCGCCAAGCGCGAAGATCTTCTCGGCGTTGGCGTAGATCCAGTAGTCATGGCCCGGATTGGCGAACTGGTCGGCGTTGACCCAGCACAGGCGCATCTCGTCGATGCCGGCGTCGATCAACTGCTGCGTGAACCAGCGGCTGCAGCCCTGCCCGCTGAATGACGCGAATGGCCACTGGAAGAACGGGTCTTGGTTCTTGCGCTCGGCGAAGCTATCGCCCACCAGCAGGATCTTGGCCTTGAGGTTGCCGGCCGACCGCATGGTGGTCTTGTGCGGCAGCGTCAGCTCGCGAAGCGATTCGACGTCACTCATCAACCCATGCCAGGCGCCGTTGACCGTGTAGTCGTAGTCGGCCATCGGAATGGCCGTGGCCATCTGGTCGTAGGCCGCAGCAACGCACAGCAGCTGATCAACGTCTTTGAGGTACTCCTCGCCCTTGCGGGCCTCGAAGTTGGCCTTGATGTTGTCGATCCCTGGGTTGCAGCGCACCACGACTGGCTGGCAGCGGAGAGCCAAGCGCTCGAGCATCCGAACATCGGCCGGATCCAGCCGGTTGGCTCCGCCGCGGAAGGCGTCGCCGTACGGCTTCTCACTGAGCCAACAGCGGTCCATCACCACCTCTTGGTAACCGAGCACTGCCGGCATCATCTGCTCGGCGTACATACGAGCCAGGCCGTCGGTCACCATGGGCAGTGGGCCGAGGTGGACGTAGCGGGCGCCGACCGTCTGGGCGTAGTGCATAGCCACCGTGGACTTGCCGGAGCCGTCCGGGCCCTCAAAGATGGTCAGCCGCTTACTGGTCGTCATGGCAGGTGTCCTCGGCAATGGCGCCGTCAAAATCCATGTAGTCAGCCCGGTTGTAGCCGTGCCGGTTGAGAATCTGCTCGGTCATGGGTCCCACCCAGCCCTCGGGCTTGGTAACGTCGACTTTGTGACCGCGCTTCGTCTCGCCGCGGACCTTGGACATGTTAGCCCGCTGGACATCATCCCACAGCTCCTGCCAGGGAAGGCCCAGCTGGACCGCAGTACCGATGGCCACGTAGACGAGGTCGATCAGCGCGTCGGCCTGCTGCGCAAGGTCCTGCTCGAACCCGGAGTCGGGTTCGTAGATGCCGAGCCGCTTGGTCAGCGAGTAGCCACTGGCCTCGGCGAACTCGTCGAGCTCCTCCTTGAGGAACTGGATCCGCTCGCCCAGCTTGCGCTTGGTCAGGTGGACCGGCTGCTCGTGGACCAGCAGGCCGAACTTCTGGTGGAACGCCTTCACGTCCGAGAAGTGGGTGTGGCTGAACGTCGGCACCATCTCGACGGCGAGATGCACAGGGATCCGAGCGATGGTTTTGGTTTCCGGCGCAACCGGATCCTGCGAGGCAACGGCCTCATCGGTCTCGTTTGCCATATCAGCGCCCTCCCTTCTTCGCCACCTTGGGGGCGTTGGTCGGCTTACGGCACACCCACAGGTTGTTACGCGCGTGATCGGCGTGCAGCGGCCCGAAGATGTTGCTGATGGCGTCGCTGTCGAAGTACTTGCTCAGCGCATCGCGGACCAGCTTGATGGCCGGCTGCAACTTGACCGGATCCACACCGAGGTCGTCGGACGGCTCGACCTTGCCGATGTGCTTGATGTCCATGAACGTGCCGAACCGCCGCTCCACCACGAAGCCGGCCTTCTCGGTCGCCTTCTGGAGCTCAGGCACGGTGTACTCATGGATGTGGTTCGCTGCGTGGCGCTTGCCATCGTAGCAGGGCGTCGACATCAGCATCACGCCGCCGGGACGCAGCGCCTCGAAGCAGGCCTTCAGCATCTTGGCGCCGTGCTCGACCTTCATGTGCTCGATGACTTCGTAGTGGACCACCACGTCGAAGCCGCCCGGCTGCTTCTTGAGCAGCTCCTTGTAGCGCTCGACGAAGTTGAACTCTCCCAGGAAGGTGAGGCGCTGACTGTTGGAGGGCTTGAGCTTGTTCAGGTCAACGCCGGTGTAGGTGTTCACGTGCGCCGCCGCGCCGCCGGTGAGGATCTTGCTGAGCGGACGATCTTCGCCGCAGCCGATTTCGAGGACATGGTCCTTGGCCGTGATGAAGTTGCGGGCGAAGCTCCAGCGCCAGAAGTGGGCCGAGTAGTCTCGGTGGAGGGTGCGACCATGACCAGCTTCGTGCAGCTGGGTGGTGTCATAGTCGCGCTGGTCGCGCTGGATCTCTTTGCTCTTCGGCATGATAGTCCCCTTGGGATCTTTGGAGGTAGAAAACCCGGCGCCTAGATGACGCCGGGCTTAGATGTGGAGCGCAAGCCGGCCGAGTTACTTCGGCTCCGGGACCTTCTCGCCCTTCTTGATCAGGTCGTTGCGGTACCACTTGACGTAGCCGCGCTTGTCGTCGCCCAGGCCGAACTTCTTCTGGACCTTGTCGAAGATCTGGTCGTCGGTCAACTTGCCCTCGCGGATCAGCTCGCGGAACATGCCGGCAGCGGTCTCGCCCTTTTCGGCCTTCGGCGCCTTGGCGGCCGGAGCCTCCTTCTTGCCAGCCGGCTTCTTCGCCGCAGGCTTCTTCTCGACGGGCGCCTTGTCCGTCTTCTTTTCGGGCTTCGCGCCCTTGCCGCTCTTCGTGGCCTGGTTCGTGGCCTTCTTCTTCGTTGCCATGTCAATCTCCTCTTGGGTCAGCGTAACGAGTTGGCCAAGCGCTTGCATGGCCTGTTGGGTTGCACCGGTCAGTTGGGCATACTGGGCATAGAGCCGAGCCGCCTTTTCCACCGGGTAGTCCGGGAGCTCTTTGTTGAAGGTCTCCACGAATTTGGCTGCGGGCCACTTCTCGAGGTCGAAGCCGTCCTCGACGTTGATCCGCAGGAAGGTAACCTCAGTCTTGCTTCGATCGACGGCGAGACAGGTGTGCCTTTGCCGATCGACGAACACCGCTGCGCTTTTCATGCTCAATCCTGTTCCTGATGGCTTCCGCGTGGACCGTCAGCTCGAAGATGCCGGCAATCACCGCCTTGGCTTCATCAAGGTAGATCGGCCCATAGATGCCGAAGTTGATCTTCACATCGCCGTGCTTAGCTTGCACCGACGCGACGTTCCTGGCGGTCCCCACGTGGAGGACCAGACGCTCGACCTCGTCAGTCGACTCGTCAACGATCTCGACGGTTGTTTTTGTCACGTTCCACGATCCTCACGTGCTTGACGCCCGAGCCGTTGAGCTGCTTTGCCATCGTGACCACGTGCTCGAGCGTGTCAGTTTCCTTGGCCAGTAGCTTCTGCTTGCTGCCGTCGCGATAGTGCGCCTCGACGATCATGAGTGCTTCTCCTTCTTAGGAAGCTTGCCGTTACGGCGGAAGTAGCTTCGGTACCACGCGGGGTAGTGATCGTGCCGGCCATCGTCGGGGAGCTTGTACTCAGCCTTGATGGTAGCCAACACGTCCTTGTTAGACTTGCCTTCTTGGAACAGCGCGAGACAGCGCTTGGCGATCGTCATCTTGGTCGGCTTGGGCGGCTTGGGCGCCGGCACCGGGTTGAGATGGCGTTTCGGCTTCTGGACCTCGTCGATGACCACCTCCGCGTCAGCGAGCGGAGTCCTCATCTTCTCGAGCTCCTTGCCGCTTGGCGTGGTCAGCTGCCACTCGCCAGGCCCGAGACACAGAATGTAGTCGTTGTACTTCTCGCGCGGCACGCCAAGCTTCTTGAGAGCCTGTGTGCAGGAATCGCGCCGTGTCAAGACGCGCGTGGCGCCCCTGTTTGTGCTCATCAGTTTCCTCCTCAGCCGAGGGTTGTGGCGCATCCGTGCGCCGTGGTAATTAGAGGTCCAACAACTTGTCAGCCTGAATCTTGACCATCCTTATGGCGTCGCTGCGCGTGAGGTTCTTGTCGATAATCCGGCCCGTCTCGTTCCGTACTACATAGAAACGCGTGCGGGTCGTCTTGCTCTCGTCCTCGAAAGCCGAGTAGCTGATGCCGGTGCATCCGTTCATGGTTTCAGTGTGAATCGCGGAACCGCTCATGATCATCTCCTCAGTAGCCGTTGAAGAGATAGTAGTGAAGTCCACTGTGATTGTAAACAGTTATTTTCAACTTTTGTGCAATTATTTTTGGCGCCGGCGGGCCTGGAGCTGCTTCAGTCCGTCGAACAAGGAACCCTGTCCTCGGCGCTTGGCGTGGAGCGCCCCAAGCACAGCTTCCTCGATCGTGTCCTCCATCAAGAAGATGTGGTTGAAGATCTTCTTGTGCTTGGACCCCTGACGCAGCAGGCGGCGGATCAGCTGGTCGTAGTTCTCGTAGTCCCACGTCAGGGTGAACCACGCGATGTGCTGGCCGGAGTCTTGCATGTTGACGCCGTGGGCGATCGACACCGGGTGCACCGCAAGCACCGGCAGCTTGCCCTCGTTCCAGAGCTTCTCCAGCCGCTTGCCCTCCTCGATAGAGACGCCCGAACCGATGTACGGCAGGTCGGCGCCGAACCGCTCCTTGAGGCGGGCAAGGTCGTGTTGGAACTCGTAGGCGATCAGGATCGGCGACCCCTGCAGGCTCTCCACCAAGTCCTCCAGTGCATCGAGCTTGGTGTCGTGCAGCATCTCCCACTCGCGCTTCACCTTCCTGGCCTTCTTGACCAGCTCGCCCAGTGCGTCCTCGATGTAGATGGCGCCACTCGCCACCTGCCGACACTTGCCCAGCGCCACGCCGGTGTTCTTGGCCGTGATGACACCGCTGCCCATCTCGAAGAACAGGTCGTCCTCGAGCGCGTCGTAGACCTTACGGGCCGAAGCCGGCAGCTCGAGGCGGATGACGTTGTCGATCTTCTGAGGCAGCTCCAGCAGGTCGGCAGCGTCAAGCCGCATCACGACCGGGCTGATGCGCTTGTAGATCTCCTGCTCGGCCCCCTCCTTCACCGTGTACGAGAAGCCCATGTAGTCGGACTCGAAGTACGCGTCACGGTAGTGTGTGATGAACCGGCCCAGCGAGCGACCCTCGTCCAGCATGTACATCTGGCCGAAGAGCGGGAGCAGGCCGTTCGCGGCGGGCGAGCCGGTCAAACCGTAGCGGCGACGGAACGTTCCCAGCACCTGCTTGATCGCCTTGAACCGGATCGACTGGTGGTTCTTGAACTTGGTCAGCTCGTCGACGACCAGCATGTCGAACCCGAGCTTCTTGAACTCGCGCACGTCCACGTGAACGGACGTCTTCTTGCCGTTCTTTACCTTGGTCGCCTTGAGCAGCCAGTCCAGGCCCTCAGGGTTGATCAGATAGATGTCGGCGTCCTCCTGCAGGAGCTGATCCTTCTTCGGACCGTGCAGCACGATGGCCTTGAATTTGCAGAAGTCGAGCCACTTCTCCAGCTCACGCGGCCACGTGGAGGCAGCCACTCGCAGCGGTGCGATGATCAGAATCTTGCCCACCATCTTCTTGGCCAGCAGGATCTTGATGATCGACAGGATGATACTAGTCTTTCCCAGGCCCGGGTCGAGAAAGTACCCGACGACCGCCTGCTCGAGACCGCGCTTTATCGCCTTGACCTGATACGCGTGCGGCTTGAAGGGCACGGGAGAGGGCTTCAAGGGCGACATCAGCGTCGTCGTGGACTTGGACTTCATAGCCTATCCTTCGGAGGAATCTGTGAATGTAAGCCTGACGAGGTTCTGGTTCTTCGCCCGGCATCTTGAACTCGATCAGCAGCGGCTTCCCGCCCGGGATCCAGAAGATTCGATCTGGCCAGCCGGTATCGCCCTTCGGCCAGAAGTGGACGGACTCGAGACCCCACTGCTCCTTTGCCTTGTCGGCAACGTAGGTCTCGAGGTCAGCCTCACACCGGAAGAACGGCATGGTCCAACGCCCGGAGCAGCTTGACCGCGTGGAGCGCCTGGGTCCTTGCGTCGTCGACCGCGTTGTGATGGGTCCCCTGCCGTTCCGGCATCGGAACGTTGGGAAGCAGGTTCTTGAGGGTGCGGTAGCAACGCGAGTTGAAGAAGCGCCACGGTGCCACGTCGCCGACCTTCTTGTAAGCCGCCGACAGGATAGGCAGGTCAAAGTCAGCGCCGTTGCCCCAGACCTTGACGTCCTTCAGGTTGTGGCCGCTGATCAAGCCCAGGAAGTTGTTCAACTGGGCAAGCGCTTCGCTCAAAGGAAGCCCTCCCTCCGTCGCGTGGTCCAACGTCTCCTGGGCCTCGCGGGTCTGCTGCATCCACCAGGCCAGCGTGTCCTGGTCCTCGGCCAGGCCGTGCCTGGCGCAGCTGTCGCGGCTGACGATGACGTGAAGCTCCGGACCGACGCCGGCCAGGCCGAAGGCAACGACCCCGATGGAAAGAATCGAGCACCCAGCTTCTTTGCCAAGGGTCTCAAGATCGATCATTGCGTGTTCGTAAAGCATGGTGGTTCTCCGATCAGAACTTGCAGGGACCTGCCGGCTTGGACTTCTTGTTCTTGCCGAAGCCGTAGGTCGTGGAGCTGTTGAAGTAGCAGCCGGGGCAGAACTGGTTGGGCCGCGGCGCGAACTTGGTGTCGTTGAGCAGCGGCTTCACCCGCTTCTCCCACAGCTTCTTGAGACGTGGGATGTCCTTGCGAGTGAAGATCATCGGCTCGTTCTCAGGAGGGTAGATGACGCCTTGATCGACGTAGGAAAGGTCCGGGACCACCTCCTGACAGTGCTCGAACTTCAGAAGCACCGCCAACGCGTAGAGCTCAAGCTGCTCGAGGTACTCGTTGTTCTTGTCCTCACGGAACTTGCCGGTCTTCCAGTCGCGGACACGGAAGCGGGTCTCGGTCTCCCACCAGCCAGCGTCGATCTTGACGCGTACCCACACGTAGTTCCAGTTGTCCCATTGGGTCTCAACCCACTCCTTGGTCCAGCACCACTGCTCTTCGAACACGGGCGCCATGCCCTTGGTGCCAAGCTTGATGCGGTCCTTATAGAGCTTCTTCAATCGCTTGAGGTCGTCGGCCACGAGCTTCAGCTCAGGGTGGACTCGCGCGGCCAAGCCCTTGATGAAGTGCTCGGCAGCTTCGTGGATGACGGTGCCACGCTCCATCGCCTCCGACTTCGGCTCCTTCTCCTTCTTGATGTAGAGCAGAAACGCCTTGAAGGCACATTGGGCGTAACCGGAGTATCGACTCCACGACCAGCTGGTGATTTTCTTAGGCGGCAATTTTGAGGCCATGGACCTGCTTCCCCTTCGTGTCATAAGGTTTGGTGTCGCCCCAGTTGCTGTCTGTCCAGTCGCCTTCGGACAACATAGGAACGTCGAACTCGATGCTCTCCATGACGACGCGCTGCGTCTCCATGGCGAGGTGGATGTCCTTTCTCGGAACCGACATCACAATCTGGTCGTGCACGTTCAGGATGATGAACCACTTGCCACGCTTGCCGAGACGAGTGATCTCGGTATCGAGGCGGATGACGGCCTCCTTGGTGCAGTCGGCAGCGGATCCCTGAATGAGGATGTTAACCAGCTTGTAGTCGAACTTGACCCAGCGACCCTGGATCATTCTGGGCTCCTCACAGTAGTACACGCGGCCGCCCCAGGTTCGGATGGGCAAGCCTTGCGCTGCCCGCTTGCTCATGTCCTTGTACATCTCAGCAAGGCCGGGGTAGAGCTGGAGAATGGCGTTCTTGAGGGTCTTCGCTTCCTCGACGGTCATGTCGTTCTTGATGGCGAGCTTGGGAGCGCCCATCCCGTAGATCAGACCAAGGTTGGTGTTCTTCACCGGCTTACGTGCGTAGAAGAGACCGTAGTTCTCCAGCTCCGCCTTCGCGTAGTCGTGGAAGTCGATCCAGGGGTTCTCGTTGTACTTGTCCATCAAGGCGCCACCATCGAAGTGGGCCAAGATACGAGGCTCCTGCTGGGAGTAGTCGCGATCGGTCAGCACGTGGCCGTCGAATGGCGTGATGTAGCCGCGGCACATGGGCAGCGATGGTAGGCCCTTGATCGGGCAAGCCGGCAGCTTCTTGGCATCCTTCGGATCCTCGGCCTCGTGCTTGAAGATGGGCGAAAACTCCTTCGGCATGTTCATGAACCACGTGGCGCTGAGGCGTCCGGTGCGCGTGCCAGCTGAGTCGTTGCCCTTGGGCGCCTTGACTTGGTTCCACGTGGTGAAGATCCGGCCGCCGGAGCGCTCGGCCATCTCCAGCCACGAGTGCATGAAGATGTTGAGGCACGTCTTCAAGCCGGCCCGGTAGCGCAGCACAGCGAGCAGCGACCGATCAGTCACCGCTTCCATGAGCGCGTCCTTGTTCGTCTGGTACTTGCCTGTCTTGGTCACACCGAGGCTGGCCTCGTCTGCCACGCCCGACTTGAGCATCGCCTCAACGAGCTGCGGTCCAGAGTCGAGATTGATGTCAGCCGGCGCCTTGATGCGCTTGATGATCCACTGATCAACGGTCTCGGCCCACTTGTCGAAGATCTTCACATCGGCGCGCAGACGCTTCAGGTCAACTTGAACGCCCACACGCTCCATCCCCAGGAGGATGGGAAGCAGCTTGCGCTCACGGTCGTAGGCGTCGCCCATTCCGTTCTCGTGGATCCGAGGGAACAGGAGGTGGAAAATCTTCTCGGTGCGAATGGTGTCGCCGTCGGCGTAGGGCCCTACGACGTCCCCAGGAGCCAACGCGATGTAGGCGCCTGCGTAGTTATCGCCTCCCTTGCCCCTGGTCATCTTGATGCCCTGGTTCGCCAGGGGCTGGTGCTGGATGAGCCACTCAACGACGTCGTCGCGCTCCTCGGCTGGCATGTCCAGGAGGCGGACCGAGGACTCCTTCAGGCCGAGCTCCTTCTGGTGTGGATCATCCAGGAAGAGGAGCAGCATGGTGTCGTGGATACGATGCCACTCTGGTACCTCGAGACCGAACTCCTCCTCGGCAACGTCGACGTCGAATTTGCCGTTCTGAAACAGCAGGCCGTCTTTGTGATGGTACGCCGCTTCAAGCGCTGCCTTTGCTTCGCCCCAGCTGCAGTTGTTGCCTTCAGGATGGCCCCACGCGTAGTACCGGGCCTTCTTGCCGAAGTACTTGATCGAAACGCCGACAGCCGCAGGCGGATAGTCCGGCCGCGGCTTGATGGGTAGCGTCTCGAAGTCGACGGTGACCGGCTTGGGCACCTTGATCTTCACTTGGTATCCTCCGAGATGGCGGCTGCCAGCTCCTCGCGTTCGCGCTCGGCACGGAGCTTGTTGATGCGTGAGTGGATCCGCTCGGCGAACTTCTTGCGCTTGCGCCCCTTGAGCTCTTCACGAAGGAGCTTCTTCAGCTCGTCTTCGTCCGTCAGGTTCATGACCGTGTCGTTGAGGCTGACCCAGGACTGGAGGGCCGGGTTGGTGACTGACTTCTTCTTGCTCATTGCGGGCTCTCCGAACCCGGGCCTCGTCATGAGACCCGGGCGCTCAGGGTTGGGATCAGTACTTCTTGCGAGCGGTCTTGACCGGTGCCTTCTTGGCCGCCGGCTTGCCCTTCGCACCACCCTTGCCCTTCGGCTTTTCTTCCTGTTCCTCGGCGTCGAGGTTGTACGGCTGCTCGATCAGCTTGCGCGCCTCCTCGTGGCGCTTGATCAGCACCTCCATCAGATCCTCGTCGTCCAGCTCCTGGATCGCCTCGAACTGGACCTTGAAGGTGGACTTCGCGTCCGGGACCACCTTGATCTTGGTGACCACTGCGAATGGCGGGCGACGCAGCGCGCCGGCCAGCTGCTTCACGTAGAGCGCCCAGGCCGTGGTCGACGTGGTCGGCAGCTTGAGGAACGCCGGCTGGGCGTCCTCGTAGTGCTCGACGTCGTCGATGAACTTGAACTCGCCCTGCTTGGTGAACGTGCCGGCCGGAATGCAGAGCAAGCGGCGCTTGTTGGCGCAGGCCTTGCCGCGACCACGCTCGGCGGTGCCGTACTCGTTCATCGGGCAGCCGGCGCACTTGTCGTGCTGCTGCTGGCCACGCTCCACGACATTCTTGTGCGGAGCGATCGTTTCGTCTCGGCCGAAGGCAAAGCACACCGGCGGTGTCGGGTTGTCGGCATCCCAACCGGTGCCGTAGTGGATGTTCTCGAGCACGTGGTCCAGCACGATCACGGCCATCTCGTTGCCTGGCATCGCCTGGTCATCGAGGCTGAGCACGCCGGACTTGAGGCTGAAGGTCTTGAGACCGGCGCCGGTGTTCGCCTCGGTGGCCGCAGCCTCCTGGGCGTACTTGGCGAGCTGCTCGTCCCACTTGGCCAGGCCGGTGCCGGGCGTCTTCTTGCTTGCTGCTTTCTTGGTGGCGGTTGCCATGAGTTGGGTTCCTGTTCCTACGTAGGTTGACGGTCATCCGAACCCGCGGCCGCGGGCTCTCGGATCTGGTTGCGACGCTCCAGACTGCGCGTCAGCTTCTCCTTGAGATGCTGCATCGTGATGGAGCGACGATAATGATCGAGGAGCGGATCAAGATCCAGCTCCTTTGTGTTGACGGAGCAGAGCCGACCGATCTCTGCCTCAACCAAGGCGTGGAGCGCCTTGACTTCATGATCGAGGAACTTCATGATCACACCTTGGTCAGGGAGACCTTGATGATGTTGAACGTGCCGACGCCCGGAGGAACATTGCCCTCGTCGAACATCGCCTTGAGCACCGCCATGTCGATCGGAGGCGGAGCCGAGGAGATGAGAGCTCCCCACTTCTTGGGGTTCTTCTTGATCGCTGCCCGGAGCTTGCCCTCGTCCTCGATGCGCGGCACGGCCTCCTTGACAACCGACGCCCGAGCGACCTTGCCGGCCACGCCCGACGCCTCGCCCTTGGGAAGGGCGTTGATCAGGTGCTCCTTGAGCAGCTTCTCCTTCTCGCCGATCTCAGTGGCCTCGCGCTGAACCTCCAGGCGCTCGGCGCGGAACTCGTACGCCATGTCGGCACAGGCGGCCAGGGACTTCGGGATCTTGAGCTTGACTTCCTTCTTGCCCTTCGGCTTGGTGGGCTTGGCGTCGGTCTTCTTGGCGGTCACAGTAGCTCTCCTTAGTTGAGCTGTTCGATGCGGGCGACACGGTGGCGAACCTTGCGTGTGCTGCCCTCGGGAGTGCGGACCAGCGGCTCTTGGCCGACGATCACGCGGATGACGACGTAACCCGCCCAGATGTTGGTCTGGAAGGGCTCGGAGCAGACGACCACGCCGTTGCCGGCAATGTACCAGCGCAGGAAGTCTTGGTGGTCGTCCTCGAAGTGGATGATCTTGACGGGCTTGAGCTTCTTCTCGACCTCGGTGAAGTCGAAGGTCCGCTTGGCGTCGGCAGCCCGGATGACGTTGTGGATGGGGCGCTTGTCCATGGCTCAGCACTCGTGGATCAGCTCGCCGTACACGTCATGGGAGCCGGTCAGCACCATGACGTATCCAGCAGGTTCGCTAGTCGGCGATTGATTCGGGAAGTAGGCATTCAGGTCGCCCAGCACATTGCGGGCCTGGATCTCCATCTGACGGTTCGCCTCGGACAGCGTGGCCATCAGGTCGTTGTGTCGCTTCTCCGCAGCGTCGATGACGGCAGACTGGGCGTTCACGTACTTCGTCCGATCGAACTCGGTGAGCACGTTCTGGCGGTACGCGGCGACGATGGCGCCGGTCTTGATGTTGACGATCTTGATCACTTGGGTGTCTCCTCAGCCTTGGTGGGTTCCTCTCCGAACTTGGAGAGGATGTCGAACATCTTGGTCCTGACCGCTCGCTCAGCGTCACGAAGATCCCTCTGAGTCACCTCATCGGGCAGGCTACGATGCCGCTGTTCAGCCTCGTTCCTTTCGTTGATCAGGACCTCGAACCGGAGTAGGGCGTTCTGAAGACGGTCGCGCCGCGTCATCGCCTTGGGCCTACGGTTACGGAAGCTCTTCATGGCCGTCCTCCTCAGCCGTGGTGCGAGATGCGGCGCGTTTCGAACCCGTCCACGCCGCGGTAGAGACTTTCCTTCGAGCCGGCCTCGTAGCCGAGGCCGAGGCCGAGGCTGCCGACCTCCTTCTGTTGCTGCTTCGCCTCGCCCAGCTCGCCGTACGTGGTCTTCTGGTAGAGATCCAGCTTCTCACTCAGCTCCTTCATGCCAGAGAACTCGACCACCGTCGAGCGGATGGCCTGCACCCAACCGAGTGCGAAGCCGTCTCCCTCAGCGGCCTTCTCATCACGGCTGTACCAGTCGGGCAGCGTGGCGAGAAACTCACGGCGCTGCTTGACGAGCCGAGGCATGAGGACTGCGTAGGCGTACTCCGCCAGCTTCAGCTGCGTCTTCAGCCCCACGAGCGTCCACGTGCCGAACACGTCGCGAGCGTACGAGTTGGAAGCGGCGAACAGCACGCGGAATCCGAAGGTCTTCGCCAGCAGGTGCATGAACGCCTCTTCCCAGTTCTTCGTGCGTGAGACGGACACCTTGCTCTTGATGTCCAACTCGCCAATCTCCGCCAGCTCCAACGTCTGATGGTCGATGTTGTACTTGTCCATCAGCTTCTGCGCTTGGCGAAGAGCAGCGGCGGCCTCGTGTGGCTCTGCCGACTTGCTGAGCGCTAAGCACTTCTGAACCTTGTCGAGGACGCGGTCAAGTTCAGTCTTCTCCATGGCTCAGCCCTCCACGTTCTCAGCAGGAAACAGCATTGCCCACGCCTCATCCCAGTCGTGCGGCTTGAACGCCGACCAGTCCGTATTCTGCTTGTACGCTTCCATCGAGAGGATGAGGTGGCCACGCGGCACGTCGTCGACAGTGACCACGTTGTAGCCGCGTTCGCGAAGAATGTCGCTCGCAGCGCCTTCCTTGTTGAGAAGGCAGATGTCCGACGCTGGCTTGCTCTTCCAGTTGTTGTAGGCGTTGGCAAGCATCATCTTCACGTTAGATTCGTTCATGGTCTCAGCCTCAGCGTTAGCTCGATCGTGAAGCCATTCTAGACCGCGTTTCCACATTTGTAAACAGGTATTTTCAAATTATTTAGCGATCGTCCTCGTCTCGGAAGCCCAGAAACACAGGGAATCGCGGCCGGTCCTTGGAGCCCGTGGGGAAGTACTTGTACTTGACGTGGAGGCCGATGAGACCAGATCGAACCTTCCAGAGATTCATCCGTTCAGTAGTGGTGAAGCCGGCGCCGATCTTGAACTCGACGCCGTCCTCGGTCTTGACCACTAGTGCACCGAGCATCTGCATACCTTGCTTGCCTGCCTTGGCCGATGACCGCTCTAGTTGGCCGAGCGCGTTGCGTGTCGCTTCGTTGCCGTTGTGCATGAACTCCTCGAAGCCGATGATCCTGGCCTCAGCGTCCATGAACCGCTTCAGCTTGACCAGCTTGCCCTCGCGCACCGACGACCGGCCGAACTTGTAGGTCCCGAACGGGTCGCGGATCATGGCGCCCTCGTAGCCGCGCTCCAACCAGTCTTCCTCGAGGCGCTGAAGACCGACCTCGTCGTTGACGTGCTCGTGCCAGACCGGATGCACCCGATCCTTGAGAGGCCGGATCTTGTTGCAGGTGGTCTTCAGCCGCTGGATCATCTTCTTGTAGCGGTGAATGAACGCGACGCCAGGGTTCGAGAAGTCGTCGAACACGTGGAACAAGACGTTCGGCTGGCCGTCGTAGGCCATGACGCCGGAGACCGTGTTGCGGTAGCACTTCGGATGGGTGGCGTCGCCGACGATCAGCTCGCCATCCAAGCCGTTCAGCTCCATACGACCGAACAGGTTCTGCGTGTAGGTGTTTCGGATCGGCTTCAGGTTGCGGGTCAGCGCGACGCCATCGATCACCACGAGCCGGACGCCGTCCAGCTTGGGTGACATCACGCACGGGAACTTGGGCAGCTGGCCGGGATCCAGAGATCCAGCAAGCATGGGGCGGAAGTCGCTCACAGCTTGATTACTCCATTCTCGATGAGGTGGCGCGCTTGCACCCACTCGGAATTGAAGTTGGACGGGAAGAACTTGGGACTGGGCAGTCCGCTTCCGCAGCTGGGCCTTGCGATGGCCTGGTGCTCGAACGGAGACGCATGCATGGGATCGCCACTCAGCTTCTTCACCGTGTTGATCGCCTTCTCGACGTCCGAGCGCTGCGACTCGTCGAACGGCTTGTAGCTCACCCACGCGCAGCGCGCCGCCGACAACGCCAGCAGCATCCGCTGGTTGTACATACCCGCCTCCTCGTCGGAGATGTAGGGCGGGTGCCACTCGTTGCCGATCAGCTTCTTGGGCTTGTTGACGATCATCTGGTTGCGCATGAGGACGGCGAGCTCGTGGAACTCCGGCTGAGCGTCGGGATGGCAGCGCAGCTTGAAGAAGTTATCCCACTCGGTGCCAGAGATGACGCCATGCACGTAGGCGAACGGCTCAAGCATCCGGTTGGCGTACTGCTTGTGGACGCCGAGCTCAGCGAGCGATGCCGCTGCGTGCGCTGCCTGGATCGCCGCCTGGCGCCAGCGGGTCTCAGCCCTGAGCGACTCCTCTTCCTCGAGCGGGTCACCGCCCTGCATGCCCGGCTTGTTGCGTGTGAACGCGTGCGGAATGAAGGGATCGGCGCTCACCTCCTCGATGAGACGCGACACCGGGACCGCCCGGCTCGACCGATAGTTGCGGCTGAGGACGCGATGTGTGTTGACCTCAGCGAGGATGAACCGAGGGAAGCACACCTGGAACGTGGTCAGGCGCGACAGGCCGTTGAACGAGTCGGCGATGATGATAGCGGAGGTCTTCATTGCTGGCCCTGCTCCTGGCAGGCGGCGTCAGCGGCTTGGCCGAACGCGGCGCTTGGGACGAGACGGACGGGCGTGCCGCCGATGTCAGGTGAGACGTACTGGTTGAGCTGGGTACCGCTCGGGTAGTCGAACGAGGCGATGCCAAGGAACCCAGCCGACTGAGGCGCGTGGTGGTCAGCCTGGCACTGCACCAAGAGCTCGATCAGTCGAACAGTTCGGACCTGCCCGTCCGGAGACCGCTCCCCGACCTTCAGGGTCACTCCGAGCCAGGCCCCTCGGTTCTGTGTGGCAAACCAGTAGAACGCGTCTTGGTTCGCGCCTATGAACTCCCAATCGCGATGCTGACCGGGCGACCACTCGGACACTGAGTCCTCCGGATCGTCGTGACCAGCGGCCTTGGCAGGCTCGGGCATGATCAGCGCAACGATGAGCAGGACGAACCAGATGATGACGAACACCAGGGCTGGGTTGAGACGACGGATCAGGCTACGCATGGCTAAGTTCCTTGTTGGCTTGGCGAAGACGACGGCGGACGCACTGCGCCCAGTTGATGCAGACAGCGGCGAGCTGGACCACCTCGACGAGCAGCTCTTCCTCGTTGGCGAACGCTGAGATGGACTCGCTGAGCTCTTCCACCGCGATGTGACCCCATGTCATCATGCCGTTCTTGGCGGCAGCGGCACAGAGGAACTTGGCGCGCGCTTCCGACGGGATCTCGTACTCTTCCGTCATGCGCTGAGCGTCGCGCTTCGTGGCGACCAAGATCGGATCCACTGACGGGTGGTCCTGCGGTCCCCACTGCGCGTCCTGGCGGGAAAGCTCTTCCATGACGGCGAGCAGGACCATGGCTCGGTCAGACTCGATCGGCATGGTGGTCAGGCGAGCGTGGAGACTATTGTGCGTCTCCAGCCACTGAGTGGCCTGCTCCTTGGTGCATTCGCCGTTCAGCAGCATGTTGGCGATGTCGATGGGGGCGGGGGTGAGGCCGTTCATGCCGAGTGCTCCGTCGGCGGATTAGGCTCGGGCTTGTAGATGCTGAAGCCGTGGCTTTCAAGCACCTTGCGCGCCTGATCCAGCTCGTCGGCCTCCATCTCTCGGATCTCAGCGGCTTCGCGTTTCATACGACGTTGCTTGACCGAGTAGCCACTGACACCGGCAAGCTTGGCGTAGTTCTCGCGGTCCTCGTTCGTGTATGCATTGCTGAGAAGATCGACATTCAGCCTGATGGTCTTTCGTCCGATGTACACGACAGCCTGATCGACCTTGGCAATGATGGTTCCACGCTTGTGCTTGGGAATCACCAGTGTCACGTTCTCGTAGCGGCCCGGCGCGAGTCCGGCCATCATGAGCGTATCGTCGATGCTATTCTTCATCCTCAGCCCCTCCTGTTTTGCCGGTGCCTCCGCATGAGGCGCAGCGCATGGTGATGGTGTTCCAGCCGCGCGTCTTCTCTCGCTTGCCGGATCCGTTGCAGTCCGGGCAGGGCTTCGGCTTGGCCAGCTCCTGCTCGATCTTGCGATGGGCCTCACGCAGCTGGATGAATGTGTCAGCGTCGCCGCCCTTGTCTGGATGGTGCTTCGACCTCAGGTCGCGCCACCGCTCGGTCAACTGCTCGAGCGTACACTCCTCGCCGAGCTCCAGCAGCTCGTACGCCTCGCTGAGTCTCATGGCTGCCTCCTTGGCATCTTCCTCGGTCGGGCAGGGAGGGTTCCTCCGTCCTTGCCGCCGATGAACATCAGAACCTCGCGCACGGCCGCGTTTTGAGGGAGCTTCTGGATCCTGCCGCCGTTGGCTAGGAACTCCTCGACGTCTTTGGCCAGCTGCTCTCGAGCGTGGCCGTGGCGAGTCGTGCTCATGGATCAACCCACCTTGTCCGGGCCGAAGTGCTTCTCGAACTCACGGTTGTCGCCGTCAGCCGCCTCGCCAGCAAGCGCGAAGTACGCTGCACCATCCTCGTAATCGTCCGGGTTGTGGCCGCCGGCCGAGGCACGCGCCATCTTCAGGACGACCATGAACTGCCAGCCCTGCACCTCGGTCAGGTGGGTACCGAACATGGCGTTGAACGCCTTGACGGTCCGTGCCATCGAGCGCTCGCCGCCGAGGCAGTCGCGCGAAGCGGCTCGGGCAGCAATGTGCTCAGCGCCAGCGGTAAGGATCATCGGAGCCGTGACCGGCGCTGGCGCCTTTTCAGGCTGCGACTTGTCCACGTCCATCATCGCCTGCTCCTGCTGCTCGATTTCCTGAGCGACGCGGAGGACGTGGTTGCTTTCGCTCATCGCAGCTTTGATGATTTCGGAACCGCGACGGCTGTTGAGCAGGTCAGCGATGGCCAAGACGACGCGGTGATCGGAGGCGACGGCTTGCTTGAGCTCGCCGGGGTTGAGGATGTCCAGCTTGTGGTGCTTGGAAAACGTTACATCTTTCTTGCCAGCCATGTCAGGCTCCATTTGTGTCGATGAATCCCATCGGATGACGGGTGATTTGCGCGTCGTCGGCAGGAGACTTGGGACCGACCACCTCGATGCTGAGCTTGGGGTCCGGAACGGATCCGGAACCCCAGTGCAGCGTGACGGTGAGCATCGCGCCGCTCTTGAAGTTCAGCTTGAGGTGGTTGTTGTCGTGCTCGTAACCAGACACCTCTTCGCCGATCATTTGTCGCCGACCAGCTTCTTCTCGGATTCCTTCATCAGGTCGTTGAGGAAGGGGATGAGCTCGGCCTTGGCGGTCGGGATCTCGATCTCGTCGATCTTGACGTCCTTCTTGTTGGCGCCGTGATTCTCGATGAGCTCGTTCTTCTGCTCCTTTGCGCCAGCCATCGCACCAGCGAACCGCATCTTCGTGTTGCACGAAATCTTGTAGCCACGTGCCATGATGTTTCTCCTCAGCCTGTGAGTGTCGTAGGAAAAAGAAGCCCGCCAACCTGATGAGAAGTGGGCGGGCTTAAAGTCCGCTGCGAGCGGAGGGTTCTTTGAGCTGCGATCAGCCGGCGATCGGCGAGGCGAGCTCGGCCTGGAGGGACTTGAGCGCGCCGGTCACCGCCTTCTTCTCGACCTTGTCTTCCAGGCCCTTGGCGGCGTCGAGCGCGTTCTTCACGATGGTCTTGACGCGCTTCTGCTCGTCCTTCACGGCGCGGCTCACGGCCTTGTCGATCGCGGCGGTGTTCGTCTCGTTCTTGCTCATCTTGCAGCTCCTCAGTGTGATGCCGACCCAATGCCGGCTTTGGTTGAGACGAGCTCGACTCTAGTAGGAGTGAACCCATCTGTAAATAGTGAATTACTTAATATTTTGCGCCAGCGCCTTTGTGAGCCTTGCCGTCGCCGTCCACATGCGCAGCCAGCTCGGTGTGGCTCGCCTTCGCCCACTTGTCGTGGTTACGCAGCACGTAGTACCGGTCTTGCCCGGACTTGGTCCGAATGGGGCGACCGTCAAGGGCCTGCGTAGCGCCAGCGCGCCGAAGCTCGCGGCCCAGGCCATTCGCTGTCGTGCGTGTGCGCTGCATCGGGTCATAGAGCTGAAGCAGCTCGTGGTTTGTGAACAGGTCCTTCTTGAGCGGAATCTCGCCGATCTTCAGCAGCGTGTCGGGGTCCTGCAGCAGCTTGCGCACCCAAGCGCCGAGGTCGGACCGTACGTCTGCCTGCATGCGCTCCTTGGCCAGGGTCTTCATGGCGCGTCCGGCGGGGTTGAAGTCGGCCAGATCCAGCTTCAGGAGGAAGTCGAACACCGCCTCAGCGCCGCCTGAGTCCAGCCACATCGCGTAGTCGACGTACCACGCCTCAGGCATCGGCTCGACCGTCACCTCGTGGATGAAGAAGCGGCGGTCATCGTCCTCCAGGAAGAAGGCGTCTGGCTGATTCGACGTGAAGAAGTAGTTGATGCAGTCCGGCACCTCGTAGCTCGGCACGTACTTGGGGTTGACGCGGACGATCTCCTGCGTGATCAGCGTCTTCAAGATGTCCGCGTCGATGCGGCTGTCCGACCCAGTCACGTCGTCGCCCAGCACGAACTGCTTGTTCTGCGCCCACTCGTTGAAGGAGCCGTGCAGATCCTTCTGCTTGATCATGGTGAAGTTGTCACCGTAGATCTTGCTCATCGTGTGGCCGACCAGCGACTTGCCGGTGCCGTGCCTTCGGCCCCAGATGACCACGCTCGTGAAGAGCTTGGCGCCAGGATACTGGAGCGGATACGCCAGCCACTTGAGCAGCCACGTCGTTGCCGCGCTGTCCGACCCGGCGAAAAGGTGCTGCAGCAGGTGGAGGAACGGTGTAACATCGCCCTTCTTCGGGGAGACGCCCCAACCACACCACTCGTTGTAGTACGTCAGCGCCCCGGTTCCGTTGACGAAGCGCGGCTTGCCGGGCAGGTAGCTGATCTTGCTCACCGAGCTGCGCAGCGGCCACTTGAGCCACTCGGCACCGGCCGAGGCACGCTTGTACTTGACCTTCCCGTCCGCCGTCAGCTCCTTCACCGATACCGTGGTTGGAGCCGCCAGGTGCTCCTTCAGGGCGCCCGGCTTGTGCTTCGCCTGGGTGTGCTGGTCGATGATCAGGCCGGGGTTGGCGACGTACACGAACCGCTGGTTGAGGTCGAAGAGCGGCTTCACCAAGCCGATGTGCTCGGCCTGCTTGAGGACCTCGACGAACTCCTCCTTGCACTTGTCGCCGTGGAAGAGCAGGAAGTCGTCCAGCCCCACCTTCTCCCCGGACCCCAGCACCTCGGGCAGCCACACGACGTGGACGAAGGCCCCACGCTGCTGGAGCTCGTAGCACAGCTCCTCCAAGGCGGCAAGGACGTTCTGGTTGCTGGCCAGGTCCGAGTCGAAGACGACGTAGACGTTGCGTCGCAGCCACTCGAACTGCTCGAGCTCCTTGACGAAGGAGATGCCGTACTTGTTGGACCGGAAGTTCCAGACGCCACCGAGCCCGATGGTGGGGAAGCCCTCCTTGCACGCCTTGGCGGCCTTGAGCTCGCCCTCGGTGATGATGATGCTGGTCCCGACGTCGGGAAGGACATCGCCCCAGTTGTAGCTCCTCGGCAGGTAGGCGCACGGAGCCGTGTCCGGTAGTTGGGTGTAGCGCAGCTCCTTGCCCGCCATGTCCTTGAACGAGGTGCTCTGACCCAAGAACCTGAGGCGGTAGAACGGAGGCGCCTTGGAGATGTCGGCAACTGGATCCCCAAACGCGTCGAAGTAGTTGATCTTGATGGCGGGCTTGTTCGGCCACGCTAGGTGAAGCTGCTGGACCTCGTCGGCTTCGATGGTCTCGAGCCCGAGGAGCTCGGCGTCCTCGAAGTCGAGCCCGGAGCTCGCCAGCTTTTCTGCGAACAGTTCCCGGGTACGAGCGTTCGTAGCCGCCCGGGGCTTCTGCTTACGTGGCATCAGTGCATTCCTCGCGGCGCGTTGCTGGTGGCCAACGCGTGGTCAATCCCGGTCCTCAGCACAGACCCACCCCGGGTTGAACAGCTAAGGTCCTCGGTCCCGGCGCCTGAGCGTCTGGGGTCTGATCCGCGGGCAGCGGCATTCGCTTGGCTGCACGGGACCGAGGACCTTAGCTGTCCTCCCATCCCCGTACTCAGCGTGGAGATGGCGCCCGCCAGGGCCGGACCTGGGCTGAGGAGGTGCAACGATCGTTGCGGCGAGGTTCCACGAGCTTCGCGTGACAAAGGCGTGGAGTGCAGCAGTGAGCGATGCGACCCTGGCGGGCAGAGTCGATAGTAGCGACGTGGGATTCGTGCGTACATCGTGAGTCACCTCAGTACTTCTTGGCATAGCGTGGGGAAGGCTGCTTCTTGAGCACGTCGACGGTCGCGAAAAGGTCGAGCATGGTGAGGTCAGCCTCCTCTTCAGGAACCAGCCAGAACCTGATCTGATGACCATAGCCCTCCAGACGAGCATGCGGAGCGGTGGTCACCCCGTTCGACGTGCGCTTCCGCTGGTTCATCCATCCCTCGACGGTCTCAGGAATCCGGTCCACAAACCGGCTGATCTCGTGGAGAGAGGTAAGTCCAGTCGCCAAGAGCAGAGAGTTGCCACAACCCTCCTCACCGTCGTTGACTTCAAGCGCGAAGCCGTACTGACGCTTGGCCAGTCGAGGAGGCAGATAGACGCCGGCCACAGTGTTCAAGATCTTCTTAGGCCGCTTGTCGAACAGGTACTGATGCTCCGACAACTGGCAGCCGGCTAGCTCTAGAAGCACGCGGCAAGACTCTCTGACCTCATGCCGTCGATGTGCAGGAACAAGTGCCATAAGCTCGGTCACGGCGTTCAAAGCGTCTTGGTTCTTCATGGTGCCCTCTAAGGAAGAATCGAATCAAACGACTCGGGTAATCAGTGTTCACACCTATTCGGCGTCAAAGTGCGTTGACAATCCACACTCGATTCACGGTACGCGACGCTAAGAACGTGGCCAGCGAAGCGCGTTGCCGTAGCAGATTTAGGTACCACCGACCTGTTGCGATCGCGGAAGCGATAACTCACACCGACTCAAAGGTTGGTGCAGTGAGACCGATTCCGCAGCAGCTGCGATCGTAGCCAGATGAAAAGCAAAAAGTAATAGTGACTAAGAACGTGATAACCGCAATACTTCGCGGGCTTGATGGACGTGATGGGCTGCTCTTGCGGGCGGTGCGCAACTACAGGTGCAGGCAGCTAAACTCTCTTCTATTTAAGGTATTTACCCTATAGTTTTTATTTTGCTCCTCTAAACCATAAAAGAGAATAGAGTTTAAGTACCTGCACCAGTTATTCCGTAGCTGAGCTACTTCTCACACCTTTGGTGTTATTCGCGGCCACTTGGGGCTTAGTATTCGCACACCCGCCGCGTGCTCACTCCACTGATTGCGCTCCCGGGTGTGGAAATCAGATGCAGTGATCACAGCACAGGGGACCAAGCGATGCCGCGCATCACAGCTGAGGAGGCCGGCGGAAGTAACGTCGCTGCCTTGTTGGACGTCATCAAGTACGCGGAGATCGGACCCGCGCTCATCAAGCTCTCGGACGACGGCTACAACGTACTGGTCGGATCCACTCCCACCAAGCCGCTTCTCTTCACTAGCTACGCCACCCACCCGCGCGTCTTCAACAAGCGCATGAACTCCACCGCCGCCGGCGCGTATCAGCTGCTGAGCCGCTACTACCCGCACTACACGAACCTGCTGCATCTCCGCGACTTCTCGCCTGAGAGCCAGGATCGCATCGCCCTGCAGATGATCAAAGAGCAAGGTGCCCTCCAGTTCATCAAGGACGGCTTCTTCGGCACCGCACTGTCGTTGATCTCGAACATCTGGGCGTCCATGCCGTTCGCCACCTACGGCCAACCCACCAAGGGCATCGACGAACTCCATCAGGTCTACGTCCAAGCAGGAGGCACCATCGCATGAGCGAGCCCATCAGCACCGCCCTCGGTGTGAAGCTGAGCACCATCGTCGCCGGGTTCGCTGGCGGCATCGTTTCCCTGGCTTTCCTGAAGAACCTTACCCGTCTCCAGGCCGTCATCGCCGTGGTGACCGGGTCGCTGTGCGCCGCATATCTCACTCCCGTGGCCACTCTGAAGCTCGGCGTGTCGGCTGACCTGCAGAATGCCGCGGCCTTCGTCATCGGTCTGTGCTCGATGAACATCGTCCCCGCCATCAAGATGGGCTTTACGGCCTGGGTCGATGGCATCGCCAGCCGCCGTCCCACGCCCTCGAAGCCTGGAGATCCCGTCCAATGATCAGCCCAACCTTCATCAACCTGCTCGACTTCTTCCTGCTCGCATCCATCCTGCTCTTTGCGTTCGAGGCGCTGCGTGTCACGCACTTCAAGGCCGAGCCGCTCTGTGCGGTGGCCTTCGCGCTCATCACCATCGGCGCCTTCGGCTGGGCGATCAACGACCTGTATGGGGTGGTCGTGCCGCTCTACGCCGTCGTCCTTCATGCCGGGTTCGCCGTCCACGTCCTTCTGCTCTACGGCAAGCAGCGTCGTTTGGCCACCGAGCACCAACGCCGGTCGACCGATCTGCCCAGGTACACAGCCACGGTGCCTCAGTCAGTGCCGAACCCTCCGCCCAAGCATCCGTGAACCGCCCCTTCTTCCAAGACCTGATGCGTGGCTACCGAGCGATCGGTGTGCCCATGCTCGCGTACCGACACACGGCCACCAGCGAGCCGCTGATCGCTGCACCACAGGAGACAAGCACCATGAACCTCAAGTCCATCATCAACGCGGCAACCATCGCCTTCACCCTGCTGCCCATCGTCACCGCCTTCGTCCAGCAGGTCGAAGCCACGCTGATCAACGCGACCGGCTCCGAGAAGCTGAAGGCCGTGGCCGCCTCGGTCGACACCTACCTGGCCAAGCTCAACGCCGACGCCGAGACCATCCAGGCAGTCAAGAGCCAGCTGGAACCGATGGTCAGCGCCATGGTGACGATGTTCAACATCGCGGGCATCTTCAAGCGCAAGACCCAGGACGCCCAAGCGCCCGTTGCCGGTAAGTAACACAGCACCTCAGGACCCTGGCGCTCCGGCGCTGGGGTTCTTCGTTCCACAGGAGGATGAGCAATGCCAAGCGCAGGAATCAGCGGCAACCGTGGTGGCAAGCGTCCAGGCGCCGGCCGTCCCAAGGGTGCCAGGTCGCGCCGCACAGCGGAGACGATCCAGAAGGCACTGGACGCAGCTGGTGGCGTGACGCCCCTCGAGTTCATGCTCAAGGTGATGCGCAACCCCAAGCGCAACATGAAGGAGCGGATCTACGCAGCCAGCGTCGCTGCTCCGTACGTCCATCCCAAGCTCTCGGCCGTCACCGTCGCAGGCGACCCGAACAACCCGCTGCACACCAAGAACCAGAACGTCAACATGACGCCGGCTGAGTTCGAAGAGATCGTGAAGAAGGTCGCGGCGGATGTCTAGGGACAGCTTCACGCAGGAACAGAGGTACGCAGCCGCCCTGCTCGCCAGGGAGGACTTCTACTTCTACACTCGGTGGATGTTCCTGCAGCGCAAGGGCTTCAAGTGGATTCGTGCTCTGCACCATCAGCTCATCTGCAATGCCCTCATGCGCGTGTTCACAGGCCAATGCACTCGACTCATCATCAACGTGCCGCCCCGCTACTCGAAAACCGAGATCGCGGTGGTCAACTTCATCAGCTGGGCGTTGGGCAAGGTACCTGACGCTGAGTTCATCCACACCAGCTACTCCGGCCGCCTCGCTGAGAACAACGCGTGGCAGGCCCGCGAGATGGTGAACTCCGAGCCGTACCGCGAAATCTTTCCGGACACGGTGCTGCGCACTGACTCCTCAGCCAAGGGTGAGTGGCGCACGACGGCTGGCGGCATCGTCTACGCGACCGGCGCAGGTGGCACCATCACCGGCTATGGCGCTGGCAAGCATCGTCCTGGGTTCGGCGGCGCGATCATCATCGATGATCCGCACAAGGCCGACGAGGCACGCAGCGACACGATCCGTACCGGCGTGCTGGAGTGGTTCGAGAACACGCTGCAGTCTCGCCAGAACTACCCTGGCCGAACGCCCATCATCCTGATCATGCAGCGACTGCACGAGAAGGACTTGGCCGGCTGGCTCGAGGCGAACGGCAACGGCGAGAAGTGGGAGGTGTTGCGTCTCCCCGCCATCCAGGACGACGGCACTGCGCTGTGGCCGGAGAAGCACAGCATCGAGATGCTTCGCCAGATGCAGACCGCACAACCCTACACGTTCGCCGGCCAGTACCAGCAAAGGCCGTCGCCCGCTGAGGGCAACATCTTCAAGCCCGACAAGATCGAGGTCATCGATGCACTACCAGCTGTCGGTGTACGTTGGCTGCGTGGCTGGGACTTTGCTTCCACCGTGCCTGAGATCGGCAAGGACCCCGACTACACCGTCGGCGGACGCCTGGGCCGCTGCTCCGATGGCAGCTTCATCATCGCTGACATTGCACGAATGCGCGGAGGCCCTGAAGAGGTGGAGGCCTGCCTTGTCAACACGTCCAAGCGCGACGGCAAGGGAAGCCGGCTCTCGATTCCACAGGACCCAGGCCAAGCCGGCAAGAGCCAGGTGCTCAGCTTCACGAAGAAGCTCGTCGGCCACCGTGTCGAGTCCAGCCCAGAGACCGGCGACAAGGTGACCCGCGCCGAGCCCTTCGCCGCTCAGGTCAACGTCGGCAACGTGAAGATGCTGCGCGCGGAGTGGAACGATGCCCTGATTGCTGAGATGAGAGTGTTTCCCAACGGCGCGCACGACGACCAAGTCGACGCCCTGTCCCGAGCGTTCAACGCCCTGCTGGCCAAGGGCCAAGGCATCATCGTCCCTGACTCCCTGCTGAGAAAAATCTCATGAACCTGTACAAGAAACTCCGCTACTGGCTCTTCCGCCGCAAGAAGGTCCACCAGGCTCAGGCCCAGAGCAAGCGGACGGTCGAGGAGTCCAGAACCTCGCGCCTGATCGCGCTGCTTCAAGCGGTCAATGCCTCGTTGGCCACCAAGAAGACGACGCCAGTCTTCATGCGCTACGAGCCGGTGGAAGGCGTTGTTCCGGCCAACAAGCGCGCCTCGGTCTTGGCCCACGACTCGACGCCCTACGCAGCGTTGAACACGGCGGCCATGCAGCAGAGTATGTCGTCGCTGCCGGCGTTCCCTGGTTACCCGTACCTTGCCCAGCTCGCCCAGTTGCCTGAGTACCGGAAGATCACCTGCACGATCGCCGAAGAGATGACGCGCAAGTGGATCCGGCTCGGGTCTGCCAGCGACAAGAGCAATGCGGACAAGCTGAAGCGCATCGAAGCACGACTCACCGACCTGAAGATCCGTGACCTCTTCGAGGAGATGATTCGTGACGACGGCTTCTTCGGTCGCGGCCAATTCTTTATCGACGTCCGCAAGCCCAACGGCGGCCGAGCTCTGGACGACGACCTGGAGCTGCGTACGCCACTGCCCATCGATAAGGTCAAGGTGCGAAAGGGCTCGCTGATCGGCTTCACGCGTGTCGAGCCCGTGTGGACGTATCCAGCCCTGTACAACTCGACCAATCCACTGAAGTCGGATTTCTACAAGCCGACCAGCTGGTTCGTCATGGGCAAGGAGGTCCACGCGAGCCGCTTGGTCATGATGATCTCACACCCAGTGCCTGATCTCCTGAAGGCCGCGTACTCATTCGGTGGCCTCTCCATGAGCCAGCTGGCCGAGCCCTACGTCAACCACTGGCTGCGTACTCGCGACGCGGTGAGCGACATCATCCACTCGTTCTCGACCTCAGGCCTGAAGACGAGCCTCGACGCGTACCTGCAGCCTGGCGACGTGGGAGGCGGCGAGGACCTGATCAACCGTGCCAAGCTGTTCAACCAGATGCGCGACAACAAGGGAATGCTGCTCGTCGACAAGGACGGCGAGGAGTTCTTCCAGTTCAACGTACCGCTCAGTGGCCTGGACCACCTGCAGGCTCAGTCCCAGGAGCAGATGGCCTCAGTCTCGAGCACCCCGCTGGTCAAGCTGCTTGGCATCACGCCCAGCGGCCTGAACGCCTCGTCCGATGGCGAGATCCGGGTGTTCTACGACTTTGTGCATGCCCGCCAGGAGTCGCTGCTCCGTGACCCGTTGACCAAGGTCATCGAGCTGATTCAGCTGGATGAGTTCGGAGAGATCGACGATGACATCAACTTCGCCTTCGAGCCGCTTTACCAGCTGAGCGCGCTGGAAGAGGCGACCAAGCGCAAGACCGAGGCGGAGACCGACGGCATCTACATCGAGAAGGCCGTTGTGCTTCCTGAGGAGATCCGCAAACGCATTGCCACGGACGACGAAAGTCCGTACAACGGCCTGGACCTCGCCGTCGAGCTGCCTGATCCGGAAGCGGGCGATGGCGAAGAGGGAGTGAACGAAGACCCGGACGACAAGAGCTAAGGAGCTGACCCCATGGTTACCGCACGCAAGAGGCGCAAGGTCGTCCTGCCCAAGCAGCGGGTGCTGCTGGCAGTGCGTCCCAACGCCGGCCTCGAGGTGTGGTACCGGAAGCAGCTGGACGCCAAGATCCAGGAGATGCAGGAGTCCCTCGTCTTCTGGATCACAGCTCGCTATCGGTCCACTGGCCTGGCCAGCGACGCCACCCCAGCACAGGAGCTTCAGAAGGAGCTGGCAAAGCTCACCGGACGTTGGTCCAAGGTGTTCAAGAACCTGGCCACTTCACTCGGCGAGCGCTTCACCCAGAAGGCCATGGAGACGGGGGACTCGGTGCTCAACTCCACACTCCGGGCCCAGGGCATGGCGATCCCATTCACGATGACCGGGCCCATGCGTGATGCCTACCAGGCGGTCATCGGCGAGAACGTTGGTCTGATCAAGAGCGTGGCCCAGCAGCATCTCACAGATGTGGAGCAGATCGTCATGCGCTCGGTCGCTCGGGGCCGAGATCTTCACACTCTCACAAACGAACTTCGCACACGCTACAATCTCACGCGTAACAGGGCGGCCCTGATCGCTCGCGACCAGAACAACAAGGCCACGTCCACACTACAGGCCGCGCGCCAACAGCAGCTGGGGATCGCGGAGGGGATATGGAAGCACTCACACGCTGGCAAGACACCACGGCCTTCGCACGTAGCTGCTGATGGCAAGAGGTTCGAGCTGGCTAAGGGCATGTACCTCGATGGCAAGTGGGTCATGCCCGGCGAAGACATCAACTGCCGCTGCACGTGGCAACCCGTCATCCCTGGCCTGGACTAACTGATGACTCAGCTCGCCAAGAACGAAATCGCCAAGCGACCTGGCCTCGCCCTCGACCGAGCCACGGTGCGCACCGTCGACAAGGACGGACGCCTCCACGTCGAGGTCACCCACATCAGCAAGGCCAACGTCTGCCCCTACTTTGGCCGCGAGATCCCTCGCTGGGAAGAGCTGGGCCTCGACCCGGACCGGATCTACCAGCTGCTTCGGGACCCGGGTGAGCTGGCCAAGGCTGCTGCCACCTTCAACAACCTTCCCTTGCTCTGCGAGCACGTGCCGCACAGCGCCGAGGACCCCATCAAGGAGCTCGTCATCGGCGCCACGGGCTCGGATGCGGAGTTCAAGGACCCCTATCTCAACAACTCGCTCGTCGTCTGGGACGCCACGTACATCGGCCTCATCGACAGTCACGAGCAAAAGGAATTGTCGTCGTCGTACTACTACGATGCCGACATGACCCCCGGCGTTTACGAAGGCGTGCCGTACGACGGCCGCATGATCAACATCGTCGGGAATCACGTCGCCCTCGTAAAAGTCGGGCGCGCAGGTGCTGACGTTGCCGTCAGCGATTCACTTCCATCGGAGCTTGATCCCATGAAAAAGAAGCACATCGCCGTCGCCATCAGCGCGGCACTCGGTGCTTACCTGCGGCCGGCGCTGGCGCAGGACAGCATCCCGCAGCTCCGCGATCTCACGCGCGGCAACAAGACCCCCGCCCAGATCGCGGCCGACGCCAAGGCCCTATTCGGTGACAAGGTGGACGAGCCGAAGCTGGCCGGCCTCCTCAAGACCGCCATGGACGAGGCTGCGGAGTACGACGACACCGCGGACGACGAAGACGACGAAAAGGACAAGAAGGACGACAAGGCCAAGGACGAAGACGAGGACGACAAGGACAAGAAGGCCAAGGACGAAACCGACGAAGACGGCAAGGACAAGGGCAAGAAGGACGACAAGGCGATGGACAGCGCTTCGATCCTCGCCAAGGCCCGTGACCAGGCCCGAGCCGAGTCCCGAGCCCTGCGCCAGGCCGAGCGCGACGTCGCGTCGATCGTCGGTGAGCTGCCCGCCATGGACAGCGCCGAGGAGGTCTATCGCTACGCTCTCGACCAGCTGAAGGTCGACCACAAGGGCGTGCACGCCTCGGCCCTGCCGGCCATGGTGCGCCTCGCCAAGGACCGTGCGCCTGCCGCGCAGAAGACCGAGAGCGTCGCCATGGACGCCGAGTCGGTCGACTCGTTCGACAAGCGCTTCCCCAACCGTGCACCCCTCCGGAGCGTGTAACCCATGAGCGGCTTCCAGAAACAAGTCAACATCACTCCCGCCCCGGCCGTCGCGGGCGACTTCGCCTCGGCGAATCCCAACGCCTCCGTGGTCGCTGGTCCGGGCGCGCTCGTCGCCGGCACCGGTGGCGCCACTATCGGCCACTTCGCCTGGTCGGACGCCAACGGCCTGGTGACCAACGCTGGCAGCGGTGTGCCCACGGGCTTCATCCACCGTGACCTGCAGGGCATCATGTTCAACCTCCTGGACCAGAGCACCATGCTCATCCCGGACGGCTACGGCGTGACGCTCATGTCGGCAGGCGACTTCTGGGTGCAGACGGCGACGACCGCCACCGTCGGCCAGAAGGTCTTTGCCTCCAACACCGATGGCTCGGTCAAGACCGGCGCTGCCGGTGCAACGATCGCTGGCTACACCGAGACCAAGTGGTTCGTGGCCTCGGCCGGCAACGCCAACGAACTCATCAAGATGACCACCTGGAACTGACGCCCATGAAACCCAATCTCCGTTATGACCTCCACCGTCTGGCGATGGACTACGGCGTCGAGCTGATGGTCCAGCCCCAGGAGTACCTGGACGACAGCTTCCGTCGCAGCTTCGGCCTGGCGGCCGACGCTCAGCCGGCCCTGGTCACCGTCAGCAATGGCGGCATCCCGGGCTACCTGACGAACTTCGTCGACCCGCAGATGATCACCGTCCTCGTCTCCCCGATGAAGGCGGCCGCGATCCTCGGCGAGGCGAAGAAGGGCGACTGGACGACCCAGACCGCGCAGTTCCCGATCGCCGAGTCCACCGGTGAGGTGAGCTCGTACGGCGACTACAGCAACAACGGCCAGAGCAGCACCAACATCAACTGGGTGCCGCGCCAGTCGTACCACTTCCAGACCGTCACCCAGTGGGGCGAGCGCGAGCTGGCCATGGCCGGCGAGGCCAAGATCGACTACGCGGCGCGGCTGAACATCGCGTCCGCCCTGACGATCAACAAGGCGGCCAACAAGATCGCGTTCTTCGGTGTGGCCGGCCTCGAGAACTACGGCCTGTTGAACGACCCGTCGCTGTCGGCTTCGATCGCGCCGGCCGGTGGTACCGCCTGGTCGACCAAGGACGCGGCCGCGATCTACACCGACATCCAGTCCATCTTCACCCAGCTGGTCTCCCAGTCGGGCGGCGTGCTCGAGGCCGATGCGAAGATGTGCCTGGCGATGTCGCCGACGATCTCGGTCAACCTGACCAAGACCAACCAGTACAACGTCAACGTGTACGACCAGCTGAAGAAGAACTTCCCGAACATGCGGTTCGAGACGGCGGTCGAGTACAGCACGACGGGCGGCGAGATGGTGCAGTTGATCGCGGACGAGGTCGACGGCCAGTCGGTCGGCTACGTGGGCTTCACCGAGAAGATGCGCGCACATCCGGTGATCCAGAAGCTCTCCAGCTTCCAGCAGAAGAAGTCGGCCGGTACCTGGGGCTCGATCATCCGCTACCCGCTCGCCATCGCCAGCATGATCGGCGTCTAAGCGCCAATTGACTGGTTCATCAACTCAAGGCCCTCGGCGCAATGTCGAGGGCCTCTTCAGCAAAGAGGATACGAACATGGCCGAGAACAAGCAAGTGTACGTGGGCTGCAAGCTGCCGAATGGCCTCATCGCCCAGGTGGGCAACACCAAGGTGCTGTTCAAGGGCGCCAACAGCTCCCGCGTCGTGGGTGGCTACGGCCTGACCCCGGTCGACAAGGACTTCTCCGACGCGTGGTTCAAGCAGCACAAGAACTTCCATCCGGTCAAGGCCGAGCTGATCTTCGTGCAGGGCGACGTGGTCTCCGCTGAGGCGCAGGCCGACGAACAGTCCGAGGTGAAGTCGGGTCTGGAAGGCGTGGACCCGGCCAAGCCGGCGGCCAACGTCGAGAAGCGCACCGAGGACTAAGCCATGGGCAGCGTCGCCTTCGATCCTACTGCTTTCAAGGCTCGGTACCCGGAATTCGTCACGGTTTCCAATGACACCCTGACCGCGTACTTCACGGAGGCGACGCTCTACCTGGACAATACCGATGCAAGCCCAATTACGAACCTCGTCTTCAGAGAGCTGTTGCTCAACATGATCGTTGCCCACCTCGCCCAGATCTACTCGGGCAGCAACGGCCAGGCACCGTCGCAGCTGGTGGGACGGATCAGCCAGGCCAGTGAGGGCTCAGTGTCGGTGACCACCGACGCTATGCCGGTTGCTGGTTCAGCGGCTTGGTTCAACCAAACGAAGTACGGCGCTCAGTACTGGGCCGCAACCTTGCCTCTCCGCCGCTTCCGCTACGTTCCTCCTTGCGGGTAGTTCTATGACCAAGTCCTCTATGACAGGCGGTGACCGTCTCAAGGCGTACTTGGAGGATCTGTCTAAGAGGATCGGCGTCGGCACGGTTCTCCGTACTGGCTTCCTTGAGAATGCGACCTACCCCGATGGTACCCCAGTCGCTTTAGTCGCTGCCGCCAATGAGTTTGGAGACCCTGGTCAGAATCGTCCGCCCCGAGCATTCTTCCGTATCATGCTGGCTGAGAAGGCCCCTGGCTGGGGTGTCAAGTTTGGCAAGATCCTGAAAGCAACCGGATACAACCTAGATCAATCGCTTGGCTTGATGGGAGAGATGGTGAAGGGCGAGCTGCAGCAATCGATCCGAGACTTTGTGGCGCCTGAGCTGGCCGAGTCGACCATCGCAGCTAAGGGCTTTGACAAACCGCTGATCGACACCGGGCACATGCTCAACAGCGTGGACTACGACCTGAAGAAGGGTGACCAGCAATGAACCTGCATGGGATCGTCTCCGGGGCCATCGGCGCCGTCAATCCGTTCATCACAGTACAGCTCAAGCGGTCGACCGGCTTCACTCAGTCTGCGGACTTCAAACAGGTGCCGTCGTACGCAGGCCCCGTTGATGTCCAGGTCCAAAAGCAGGAGCTCACGTACAAGGACCTACAGCAGGCCAACGCGCTCAACCTCCAGGGCGCCCTCACGACTGTGTATCTGAACGGCATCGTCAAGGGCGTTGACCGGGCCACGCAGACCGGCGGCGACATCTTCATCATCAACGGCCAAGAGTGGCTGGTCGTCGCAATTGCTGAGCAGTGGAATGACTGGTGCAAGGCTATCCTGTGCTTGCAGGTGCCGGCATGAGCGTGACGGTCGACATCACTGAAACCCAGCTGATGACGTGGCTGGGCAACTTCCTTCTCGCTGTTCTGCCGACGGGAGTCACCGTCGTACAGGGCCAGCAGAACCGTGTTCCCATGCCCAATGGGGACTTTGTGACGATGACCACGGTTGTCACCCCGAAGTTGGCGACCAGCGTTTCGTCGTGGCAAGCTGGAAGCGGCAACCCGGGCATCGAAGAAAACCAGACCAGCACCCGCTGGGATGTTCAGCTCGACTTCTATGGCCCGAGTGCCCAGCAGAACTCGATGATCGTGAGCAACTTGGTCAGGACTGACTACACGTGCCGCTACTTCGCAGACAACGGCTACAGCATCGCTCCGCTATATGCAGACGAACCACGTAATGGAGCGATGATCAACGCCGAGAAGCAGTACCAATCGCGCTGGATCCTGCAGGCCAGCTTCCAGTTCAACCCAACCATCACCACTCCGCTCGACTTCGCCGCTGAACTGAAGGTCGAGCTCGTTGAAGTCGACACCACGTACCACGGAGCTTAAACCCATGCGCTCGATTCCCGTTTCGCAGCTGGTCCAAGTCAACCCCGGCGTCCTCGCTGCGGCGGGGTCCCTGAGCAGCCTGATCGGTCTGGTTCTCACCAATTCCACCAGTGTTCCGATCGACCAACCCATCTCGTTCGCGACCGCAGACGACGTCGGCAAGTACTTCGGCTACACGTCCGACGAATACGTCAAGGTCGCATCGGTGTACTTCGCCGGACCGACCAATGCCTCCAAGGCGCCGAGCAGCCTGCTCTTCGCCCAGTACCCGTCGGCCGACGTGGCGGCGTATCTGCGCGGCGCCCGACTGGGCCTGACGATCGACCAGCTCAAGCTGTTGAGCGGCACGATCTCCGTGACCATTGACGGCGTGGCCAATACGTCGTCCTCGGTCGATCTGTCGGCCGCCACCAGCTTCTCCAACGCGGCCACGATCATCCAGGCAGCCTTCACTTCGCCGAACTTCTCGGTTGTCTACGATTCGCAGCTCGACGCGTTCAAGTTCGTGTCCAGCACGGCTGGCGTCACCACGACTGCCGGCTATGCGACCGCAGGTACGCTGGCCACGGCACTCAAGCTGACCCAGGTCGCCGGTGCAGTCGTGTCCCAGGGTGCTGCCGCGGCGACCCCGAGCGCGTTTATGAGCGCCCTGCTCAATGTCAACAGCACGTGGAGCCTGTTCACTACGGTCTTCGAACCGGACACGGCCGGCAAGACGTCGTTCTCGGCCTGGACGAGTCTGCAGGGTGACCAGTACGCCTACGTCGGCTGGGACTCGGACCCGAACGCCAAGGTCGCTGGCAACTCGTCGACCTGGGGCTACGCGGTCAAGCAGGCTGCTGACAGCGGCACGGTGCTGATCTACGGCGACCTCACCCACGCAGCTTTCGTGCTGAGCTACGCGGCGTGCCTCGACTTCGCCCGTCTGAACGGCCGCTCGACGGCGGCGTTCAAGTCGCAGGCCGGCCTGGTCGCGTCCGTCGACAACGCCACCGACGCGCAGGCGCTGCTCGGCAATGGGTACAACTTCTACGGCATCTACGGCACCGGCTCCCAGCAGTTCAACATGCTGCAAAACGGATCGGTCTCCGGCGATTATCTGTGGCTGGACTCGTACCTCGACCAGATCTGGCTGCGCGCTGGCCTGCAGCTGGCGCTGCTCAACCTGCTCATGTCGGTCGGTTCGGTGCCTTACAACACCGACGGCTACTCGCTGGTGGACGCGGCCTGCGCTGATCCGATCGATGCCGCCAAGAACTTCGGAGCGATTCGTGCCGGCGTGCTGCTCTCCGCCAGCCAGGCGCAGCAGCTGAACCAAGCGACCGGCGTCGATGCGGCGTCCGTCGTGCAATCGACCGGGTTCTTCCTGCAGGTCAACCCGGCGAGTGCCACCGCCCGGGCGGCTCGTCAAACGCCGCCCATCACGCTGTACTACACCGACGGCCAAAGCATCCAGAACATCGTGATGGCCGCCATCGAAATCCAGTAAGGGAGCCGAATAACCATGCGCACTCTCACCTCTGCAAATTCGTCGTTCGCTCTGGCCGTCGTGCCGGCGATCCCGGCTCCCCAGTTGCTCAAGGGTTACGCCACCGACGACACGTTCATGGTCGGCGCGGTCGAAGAAGCCCAGACCCTGATGGGCGTGGACGGCAAACTGTCCGCCGGCTTCGTCTTCAACCCGTTCAAGATGACGATCACGCTGCAAGGCGACTCCGAATCGAACGATCTGTTCTCCATCTGGTCGATGTACCAGCGCGTCACGAAGGAAGTGGCCGTGGCTTCGGCTACCATCATCCTGCCGAGCATCAGCAAGAAGTACATCTGCTCGAAGGGCTTCCTCACCTCCAAGACCCCGTTCCCCGACGCGAAGAAGATCCTGCAGCCGCGCCGCTACGAGATCACCTGGGAGCTCATCGTCGAGGCTCCGAATTGATATGGCCCGCAAGACTGCCACCGTCAAGATCGAGGAAGAAGGGCGAGATCAAGGAAAGATCTTTCTCTTGACGGAGATGCCTGCCACCCAGGCCGAACTCTGGGCGATCCAGGTGTTCATGTCGATGGCCAAGGCAGGGGTTCCGGTGCCGGAGGACTTCAAGTCCCTCGGCATCGCCGGTCTCGCCCGTATCGGCCTGAGCTCGCTCAGCAGCCTGTCATTCAAGGACGCCAAGCCGTTGCTCGAAGAGCTCTTCACCTGCGTGAAGATCATCCCCGACGTGAACAACCAGAACTACTCGCGAGACCTACTCGAGTCGGACATCGAAGAGATCGGAACACGCTTGAAGCTGAGGCTGGATGTGCTGAAGCTCCACTTCGATTTTTTGAAGGCCGTCAAGCCCTTGATCTCGGGGCAGGCTTCGGCGGCAGCGGAATCGAAGACCGGCTAGCGGAGTACACCAACGTGCCGAAGACCATCGCAACGGTGGTCTCGGCACGGATGGCCACGCTCCACGAGCTAGACACAGTGTATGGCCCCAGAGATCTCTGGTGGATGCTTGAGATCAACACGATCGACCGGCACAACCAGAACGTAGTTGACACTCAGGAGACGAAGCAATGAGCAACGCGACCGTAATCGACGCACTGGTGGTTACGCTCGGGCTCGACGACTCCGACTACGAGAAGAAGTACAAGCAGCTTCTCGAGAATCAGAACAAGCTGTCTCTTGATCTCGAGGCCAACTCCAAGAAGGACCGGGACAATTGGAAGAAGACCGGCGAGGCCATCGACGGCGTCAAGAACCAGGTGCTTGGTCTCCTGGCTGCCCTTGGCGCCACGATGGGCTTCAAGCAGTTCTTGGTCGACAACATCCAAGGCCAGGCGGCGCTCGGTCGCCTGAGCGACAATCTCGACATCAACGCTAAGCGACTCGAGGCCTGGGGCCTGGTTGCCCAGGAGGTCGGTGGCCAGGCAAGCGACGCCTTCACGGCTCTGCAGAACGTAGCTGGTGGCTTGGCTGAGGCCGCCATCAAGGGACACAGCGGATTCACTGACGCCGCTCGCGCCAACGGTGTCGTGCTGACTGATGCACAGGGCCGACTGCTCGACTATGAGCACGTTTTGATCAACGTCTCCAAGCGGATGAAGGAGCTACCCCGCCAGCAGGCGATGTGGCTCGCGAACCAATTGGGCGTCGGTTCGATGTTCAACGAGCTGGAGCTCGGACCTCAGGAGCTTCAGAGTCGACTGGAGCACGCGGCTCAGCTCTCCAAAGTCACCGATGAAAGCGTGCGTCGAGCCCAAGAGCTTCAAAAGCAGTGGGCAGACATTCGGCAGCGCTTCAAGGCGGCAAGCGAGACGGCGTTCTCGGCCCTGGCTCCGCATCTCGAGAGGCTGCTCGAGCGGTTCACCAATTGGCTCGATTCGATTGATTGGGACACAGTCGGGTCCAAGCTGGAGAAGCTCGTCGACCAGGTTGGAGACGTCATCGAGGAGTTCGGCGGCTGGAAGGTCGCGGCCATCGCCGTCGGAGCTGCGCTGTCCTTGAAGCTGCTGGCTCCGCTGCTTGGCATCATCAGCGCCATCCCCAAACTCAGCATGGGAACCAGCGCCATCAGCTCATTTGGTACCGCGCTTGCTGCCATCGATCTGACCGCGTTGGCAGGTGTACTTGCCGCGGCCGGCATCGTGTACTCGCCGACGTTAGGCGGGAAGAAGCGGGCCGATGGCAGCTATGACGATGAGGCTGCGCGTCCCACTGGTACCGCTCCTGGCATGGACAACGCGTCGCTGTGGGCTAAGGTCCACGGGCAAAAGAGTAGCTACCTCGGCACGGCCATGAGCGCTGCACTTGTGCTTGCGCAGCGCACGTACAACGATCAGATGGACTTCAACACGATCGAAGCCCAGGCCAAAGACATTCTGAACGGGAAGTGGACTGAGAAGGACTCCAAGGGCACGAATGCAGACCCGGAGGCTGGCCGCTCTAAGACCGCTTCCACCAATGCTGAGCTGTTTGCTCGACTGGAGAAGGAGCACAACCTTCCTGCCGGGCTGTTGAACAGCGTCTACATGGCTGAGTCCAGTGGCGGAAAGAATCTCCTGTCTCCGAAGGGCGCCCAAGGTCCGTTTCAGATGATGCCGGCAACCGCCGCTCAGTACGGGCTACGCGGGGACGATGTCTACGACACGTCCAAGTCGGCCTCCGCGGCTGCAGCGTACCTGGACCACTTGAAGACCATGTTCCACGGGGATATGACGAAAGCCGTGGCCGCGTACAACGCTGGCGAGGGCAACGTCCAGAAGTATGGAGGCGTGCCTCCGTTCGAGGAGACTCAGGCCTACGTAGGCAAAGTGCTGGGAGGCATCAAAGTCGGTGCTGGATCCAACGTGGCCAGCGCTCGTCCGTCGGTGAACAACACAACTGAAACACACATCGGCAAGATCGAGGTACATACCCCGGCAACCAACGGGGTCGGAGTCGCCAACGATATGCGGCGTGACATCGAGCAGAACGGCCTCATCGCCCAAGTCGACACCGGATTGAACTGACATGAGCAACGCGTCCAAGGCCATCCTCATCGCTGGCGCCACGGAGCTCTACGACCTCCTGGCTCCTCACTACACCCAGTGGGCGATTTACTCGGCAGGGACCTCTGACGAGGCCATCCTTGCCGACAGCTTCGCTACGATTGCCGTCAAGGGAGAGGCTAGGGTCTCGACGTTTCCTGTTGAGCAGGGCGCCTTCTCCACTTACAACAAGGTACAGGTACCCAAGTCGATCCGGATTCAGCTGACGTGCATGAACAAGCTGATGAGTCGTGACGACTTCCTTCGTCAGCTCGACTATATGGTCTCCAGCATCGACAAGTACGACGTGGCGACCCCGGACGCGTTCTACGAGGACATGACAGCTTCCTCGTACGACTACAAGCGTACGAGTCGAGACGGCGCTACCATGCTCACTGTCGAGGTGGTCTTTGAGGAGGTACGCGAGACCGGATCGGCAACGTACTCGGTCACCACATCGGCGTCGCAGGTCAATAGCACCTCTCCCAGTGCTGCCACCTCCAAAAATGCTGGTACAGCCACAGTCTCGCAGCCTACGCCCGCCGAGCTCCTGGCTCTGCAAAGGGGGATTCAGTGATGCTGTCCATCACCTTACAACCAACTGCTTCTCAGTCGCTGACTGCTAATCTTGCAGGTCAGCGTTGCTTCATAGAGATCTACCAGAAATCGACCGGCCTGTTCATGGACCTGACGGTCAACGGCTACCCGGTGCTGAATGGGCAGCTGTGTCTGCGCCGAGTCCGCCTGGTCCGCTTGGCCTACCTTGGCTTCATCGGTGACCTCGTCTTCCTCGATACTCTGGGAGATGACGATCCGTATTACACCGGTCTTGGCTCCAGGTGGAAGCTGCTGTACTTGACTAACGCCGAAGTGGAGACTTACTCGTGAGCTTCATCAGGCGAAAGATCGATGTCCAGCTGGCCCTCGACGGCGACACGTTCGACGGAAGTAACAACATGGTCCTGCTGAGCGGGCTGCGCACGATCGCCTCGATCCGCAGCTACACCGGCAGCACGGGCTCCTTCATGTCCCAGCTGGAGATCTCGATCTTCGGAATGAAGAACCAGGACATGGCGAAGCTATCGACCCTGGGGTTCAGCGCCGGTACCTTCCGAAGGAACTTGATCAACGTCTTCGCTGGAGATGACAGCAAGGGCATGTCGCAGGTCTTCAGTGGCGGCATCACGTACGGCAACGTGAACTACAACGGCATGCCGGATGTAGGAGTTACACTGATCGCCTCAGCCATGGCAAACGCCCAGTACAACGCCATCGCAGCCAGCAGCTACAAAGGATCGATGAACGTCTCGACGATGCTTGAAGGCATCGCGAAGGCGGCCAACCTGAACTTCCTCAACGCCGGCGTCGATGCCAAGCTGAGTAACCACGCTGTAGGCGGTACCGCGATCGATCAGATCAAGGACATCTGCCGAGCGGCAAACGTGAGCCACTCCATCCAGAACAATACGCTTGTTATCTGGCCCGCAGGTGCTAGCCGCGACTCGACTGTCATCAACATCGGACCAGACACTGGGCTGGTTGGGTACCCGATGTACGTCATCAACGGCGTCGAGGTCGTTTCTGAGTTCAACCCAGAGGTCGAGGTCGGTCGGACTGTGAACATCACGTCCTCGACGCCCGACCCGATCGCTGGTGGAGCCCCCGTGCCAGGAGCCAACGGCCAGTTCTACGTGTGGGGCGTCTCCCACGACTTGGCGGCCGAGCTGCCCAATGGTCCGTGGTTCACTCGACTTCAACTAGGTGTGAGCAAGTACAATGCCAACGCAGCCAGCTAACACCCAGCGCCAGGGCGCCGGCACCAGCCAGCTCGATGTCCTGGAGTTCTTCTTCCGGCAGTCGGCCGCCAAGCTGCGAACCGCGACGATTGTCAAGGTGCTGGCTGTGACCAATGCCGGCGAGCTCGAGCCGGTCGGGTTTGTGGACATTCAGCCCCTGGTCCAGCAGGTCGACGGTATCGGGAACGTCACACCTCTGCCGCCCGTCTACAACGTCCCCTATCTCCGGATCCAGGGTGGAACCGACGCAGTCATCCTGGACCCCAAGGTCAATGATCTGGGCATCGCCGTCTTCGGCGACAGGGATCTGTCAGCCGTCGTGTCCGCGAAGGACCAGGGACCTCCAGGATCGCTCAGGATGCATTCTCTGGCCGACGCCATGTACCTCGGAGGCCTGCTGAACGGGACTCCGTCTCAGTACGTCAGATTCAGCTCAGGAGGCATCGAGGTCGTCTCGCCCACTAAGATCCTTCTGTCAGCGCCGAGTGTGGAAATTGACGCCTCGACCCAGCTCAAGATGGTGTCGCCGGACATCCAGGAGGAGGGTCCAGTTCACATCACAGGGGACCAGACGAACGACGGCAAGATCACAGCTCAGGGCGATGTGATCGGCGAAGGCACCAGCCTCCATACTCATAAGCATTCTGGCGTCACAACTGGCAGCGGCCAGACAGGAGCCCCGGTATGAAGACCCTCAAGCTCAACACCAACTGGGACCTGACACTCGATCCATTCGGCAACATCCAGCTAGGCGACGCCGACGAATCGATCGCCCAGGACGTGGCCAGCGCCGTACGGACGTTCCTAGGCGAGTGCTGGTACAACTCGCTGCTGGGGCTTCCGTACTTCGAGAGCATTCTGGGCCAGCGGCCCGCCACGTCGTTTTTGAAGAACAAGATCCAGGCAGCCGCACTGACCGTGCCTGAGGTGACCGGTGTCTCGGTCGCGAATCTGGGTCTGGCCAGCCGAAAACTTACAGGCACGATCTACGTCACGACGGCGGTCGGCGCCACTCCCATCGAGGTGACCTTCTGATGACGACGTCCAATGTTCCCAAGATCCAGTTTACGCCGACTGGAGTCGTCCTTCCTGAGGAGGCCGACATCCTCGCTGGCGTGCAGGCAGACCAGGCAGCCGCGTTTGGCGGGAACCTGAGCCCCAGCTTGAGCTCGCCGCAGGGACAGCTCGCGCAGAGCTCGACCGCCATCATCGGCGACAAGAACAACGAAATCCTGAACATGGTGAATCAGGTCAACCCTGACACGTCGAGCGGTCGTTGGCAGGACGCGATCGGTCGAATCTACTTTCTGGATCGGATCGCCTCGTCGGGCACAGTTACCCAGGCCATCTGCGTCGGATTGGTCGGAGCAGTTATCCCGGCTGGATCACTAGCCCAAGACACTAATGGCTACGTCTATCGATCACTGGCAGACGCCACGATCGGGTCGAGTGGCTCGGTGACGGTCAGCTTTCAGTGTCAGACGACTGGCCCCATCCAGTGTCCGATCGGAGCCCTGAACACCATCTACAAGGCGGTGACCGGTTGGGACTCTATCTCGAACACCTCCCCTGGCGTGGTGGGCACAAACGTCGAGAGCCGAGCAGACTTCGAAAACCGTCGAAAGAACTCGGTGGCCGCCAACGCCGTCAACTCTCCACAAGCGATCTATGGAGCCGTGCTCGATGTCGAGGGTGTACTAGACGCCTACGTGATCGACAACCCGACTGACGCTGCTGTGAACACTGGTTCCACCAACTATCCGGTTGCCGCTCACTCGGTCTACGTGGCCGTGGTGGGCGGCGCCGTGGCCGACGTGGCCAAAGCCATCTGGAGCAAGAAGTCGCTCGGATGCAACTACAACGGCACCACGACCTACGTTGTCGAGGACGACAACTACTCGACTCCCAAGCCACAGTACACCGTCAAGTGGGTCACTCCCACTCCACTACCGATCTACTTCCAGGTCACGATCGTCAACAACCCGAACATGGTTTCGAACGTCACCGATCTGATCAAGACGGCTATCGTGAATGCGTTCAACGGTGTTGACGAAGGTACTCGCGCCCGCATCGGAGCCACGATCTACTCCGGCCGCTACTACCCGGGCATCGCCGGCGTCGATCCGAACGTCGAGATTCTATCGGTCTTTTTGGGCGCCACTGCGTCGCCTACTGGTACGTCGATCACAGTTGGCATCGACCAATCACCTACACTCGATCCGGCCAATATCTCGGTGGTGCTGTCATGAGAGTCCAATTAGCGGACGGCAGCTACTCCCTGGACGCGACGGCGACGCTACTGAGTCAGTATGCGAACAGCCCGATTATCACTGACTTGGTCGACTACTTCAACCAGTGGGTCGATCCGAATGCTGACCTCGATGCGTTTTACGACTACGTCTGGAACGTACAGACGGCCCAGGGCTTTGGCTTGGACATCTGGGGCAAGATCGTCAATGTGCCGAGGCAGATTGTCATCGAGCCGCTGCCCGACTATCTCGGCTTCGAGGAAGCGCTTCCTGGATCGTACCCGTTCAATCAAGAGCCGTTTTACTCAGGTCCCAGGACCGGCAACGTCTACACCCTGACCGACGACGCCTATCGGGTCTTGATCATGACCAAGGCCCTGGCTAACATCAGCAGCTTCACGGCGCCATCGGTCAATGCTCTGTTGAGCTTCTTGTTTGCTGGGCGCGGTGACTGTCACGTCGAGGAGCTCGGAAACATGGCTATCCAGTACGTGTTCAACTTCGCTCTTCAGCCTTGGGAGGCCTCAGTCATCCAGCAGCCACAGCTGATGCCTCGGCCAGCCGGCGTCAACGTCACCATTATCGTCAACCCGTAAGGAACCGACCATGAAAGCTATCAACATACCCACTCTGCAGCCGGTTCCGTTCGCCACCAACGCGGCGTCGGGCAACAAGCGCTCGATCCCGGCGACCCAGCCGGCCGGCAGCCCGGGAGCCGCGTCCTACGACATCGGCTTCCCTCCGGAGACGATGCAGCCCATCGCCTCTGGCGGCACTCCGCCCTACGGACAGGACTTCAACGGTCTGTTCTTCGACGTTACCAACGAGCTTCGCTGGGCACAGGCGGGCGGTACGTACGTCTACAACAGCGCGTTTTCCGCGTCCATCGGCGGCTACCCGGCCGGAGCGGTGCTCAAGAGTGCCTCATCTAACGTGCTGTGGATCAACACGACCGACGACAACACGACGGATCCGGACAGCTCTGGTGCCGCGGGGTGGATTGCCTTTCGATCGAACTCGGGTAGTGCATCGCTGGCTGTCGTTTCGGGTGACATCACGCCGAGCAAGCTCCAGCTCGGCAGCTCGCTCATCTCAATCACCGGAGACGCCACCGGGTTGACCTCGACGCTGCGCCTGCCGTTGACCGCAGGCGCCTCGTACCTTGTCAACAACGCCACGACGGGCAGCAGCGCCACGCTCAACGTACAGGGCGCGACGGGCGCAGGTATCACCATCGCTCAGGGTCAGGCCGCCGTTGTTTTCACGGACGGTACGAACTACTACACGGCCGGCTCCAGCGGCGCGGGCCAGTACCTGCCGATCAACGGTACGGCTGTCGCTGCGACCAAGCTGGCCACTGCGCGTACGTTCAACTTGTCTGGCGTCATCACTACCGCAGCTGTCAACTTCGACGGCACGGGCAACGTTACGCTCACCACGGCCATCGCCGACGGTACGCTGTCCATTGCCAAGACGAACGGACTACAGACGGCGCTGGACGGAAAGCTAGGGCTGGGTGGCGGAACTTTGACTGGCTCTCTGGCCATCAATGCCAATGGGAACCAGTTGATCCTGAACAAGTCCGCGTCGGGCCAGGTCAGTAACATCGCCTCGCAGACGGCGGGCTCATTTCGCTGGGTTTTGCAGCTGGGCGACAACAGTGCCGAATCGGGCGGTAACAATGGCTCGAACTTGGCCATTCAGAGGTATTCCGATACCGGAACCTACATTGACAGCCCGTTTTTTATCAATCGTGCAACCGGACAAGTCACGTTTTCCACGACTGTAAACGTCGGCCAAGGTCTTTTTTCCACGACCGCGGCCTTAGTTCTCGGCCCGAACGGCGCCGGCACTGTCTACATTCGACCCAACGGCTCAGCAAGCACCGCTGGGCAGGTTGTTCTCGCGAATACTGGCAGTCTTAGTTTGTCAGGAGCGGTGCAGGTACAAACGGGGGCCGTTGGCACGCAACAGATTCTGACCGTCTTTGGCTGGAACAACAATATCGGTCGAATCAAGGAAGTCATTGAGGCCGACGCCTCGTACTCCATTTACACGTATGACTCGGTTGGCGGTTCAGCGAACCAAGCGCTGAACTTGACCAATGCTGGCTCAATGACCATCCGCGGCAACTTCACCGCAGCGGGCACGGGCAACTTCCAGGGTTCCGATGCCAGGCTTAAGGAGAACGTCAGGGCCGTCGCGCCGCGTCCGCTGCACCGCCGCACCGGGTTCGTTAGCTACATCCACAAGGACTCTGGCGCGCACGCCCGGGGCTCCATCGCGCAGTCCCTGCTGCTTGCAGGCGGCTCGGAGTACGTGAGCACCTTCCAGCACAAGGACGGTGTTCGCTACAGCGTGAACTACGCAGGCGCCGCGTGGGAGCTCTCGCAGTGGGCGGCCAATGAAGTGGACAAGGTGCGCCGCCGAGCGTGCCTGGAGCGCTGGGTGCTGGGCGGTCTGCTGATCGCTGTCTTGCTGGCCAAGGTGCTCTGAGCCATGACCTCACCTATTCAAAAGAACACTACGCCGCTTTCGTCCATCTTCGATCCGTACGTAGCGGGCACGACGCAGGCAGCGGCTACGGGCATCCTAGAAAATGGGGTGGAGATTGCTACCAAGTACGCAAAATTATCCTATGGCAGCTCAGCCGCGGCCACGGGCATCACCACGGGTAGCGGGGCTAGCCTGAAGGACCTCAGCCAAATCTTCGCCGCTCTTGGAACCGCGCACTACCCGCTTGGATTCAATGGTGGCGTTTACGACACTTCTGCTAATCGAGGCAGCGCCGGCGTCTCGCTCACCATGAAGTCGGATGGCACATGGAGCATCAGCGCTGGCACGGGTACGCCGACAAGCGGTACGTGGCTGCCCGCAGGCGACTCCGTCAGCAGCTACACGGTGATGTTCGCCATGAGCGGATTTTCCAGTGGCGCGGTTCCAGGCGGCGGCACGGCTTCGTACATCAATGGCGCCCCCACTCAGTCGGCCCTTACGACGAACCGGACGTGCAGCTGTACGGCATCCGCGACGACGGTGAACACGAGCGCCAGCAACGGCGGCACGGTCACCGTGTATTTGTACAAGAGCGGGACGCTGGTGAGCACCTCGAGCTGCACCTTCGGTGCGGACGCCTCGGGCAACTAATTTGTTTGAGACCCTATCACCTCCGCTCCAATCAGCGTCGTCCGGGTGTATCCAGACTCGCGGCAAACGCTGTTGGAGCGGAGAGCCTTCTCCAGGTCCGGTACATCCAGCTTCAGAGTCTCGTAGGTCTCTTCGCGAACGGGTTTACCGTCCAGACCACGGGACAGTTTGGTGCACTTCAGGATGAACCGGATCATGACACGTCACTCCCTGCTTCGTCGTAATCGCTCGATCAGGACGTCGGGTTGTCCTGCTCGATGTACTTGCCTAGCGCCTCCTCGGCCCTGAGCGCCCGGTTCCTCCAGTACTCGAGGTCCCTGCAGACTTGAGCATACGCCTGACCATCCCAGGTCTCCCCGGGGCTCATTCCTGAGTCTCCGTGCAGGCTTGGTCAAACGCCTCGTCGAAGCGCGCCTCGCTGATGTACTCGGGGTCTCCCAGGATCTCGCTGAACCGCTCCGGGAACGAGAAGTCCTGATGGTTGACGCAGGCCACGGCCGCCTTCCGGAAGCGGTTCCAACGGCCAGCATCTGCCACGGTCTCCTCCACCGGCGTGATGTTAGGCGGCGTGTAAAGCGACACTTCCCTGGCCTTCACGTAGACCGGGCCGGGAGCGTTGAGTCCCTTGAGCTCTTGCCACTTCGTCCCGTACTGCTTGACATAGTAGGCCTCCTTGATCTCGGCGGCTCGAGCGTCGGCCTGTGCTTCTGTGGTACCCGGCGCACAGACCTCCTCCGGGTAGTCGTTGAACATGATGACGAAGATTTTCATGGTCAGTGCTCCCTGGGTATTCCTGGTGAGGGCGGCGGTGAGGGCACTGGCCCACGACTCGAACTCATCCTGGAAAGCGTCGCCGCCGTTCCTCGCCCTTTCTTCCAGATCCACGATTACGGAATTGATCGCCCCCACATCCACCGCCTGCGCCGGCTGGGTGAGGTGGGCGTCGATCGTTTCAAGCCACCGTGTGCGGGTTTCGTTGTAGCCAAGCGCCGCAATTTGCATACGCACTTGTTCAAGCGTGAGCATCTTCTCTCCCATCACGGCTTCTCCTTTGTCGGAAAGTCGGCAGCGGAACGGCATTTCTCGCACCAGCGCTCGTTGAGGTGCCCACGCGTTCCCCACGCTGAAAGCGGCACGCCAGTCCGCATGGTTCGAGCACCGCAAAGCGCCGTGGTGGAGTGCTCATCACGGCTCAAGTGATAGAACCATGTACCACTGATGCCCTCGGATACTTTCAAGTCGTTCACGGCTTCTCCTGGGTGAACTTGGCGAGGGCGGCGCGCAGGCGTTCGGTGCCGATGCCCGTGTTCGGCTGCCGCCCGATGATTTCGATAACAGCGCGGTTCCAGTTTTCAGTGTTGTCGGCAATTTCAGTTGCCGCCTCCACCAACTCCCGCACCTCCACGGACAGGTCGGCGTGGGCGGCGTTAAAATCGTGCCGGCAGTTAAGGCAACGCTTTTCCGGGTCGCTGTTGCCACATCCGCCACACGGCGTGATGTAGGCGCGGCGGTTGTACGCCTGAATCGCCTTGCTGCCCGTCAGGTTCGGGAGGAACGAAGTGACAGCGCCGCATCCGTCGCAGAGGATGAAGGTGATGTTCTTCGCGCGAGGATCGGTCGGGTGATCCAACTGGACTTCCCCTCCGCAGAACGGGCACGGCTTAAGCTCAATCGTCATCGCCATCACTTGCGCTCCGTGGGGTGGGTGGATGCAGCCGCCAAGGTGGCAATGCGAGCCACAGTTGTTTCGCACGCCACTGACAGCGCGACAATCGTCTTGATCCGCAAGTTGATTTCCTTGCCATGCTCAATGCCGTGCAACTGCCCTTTGGAAATACCGGCCTTTGCGGCAAGGCCGCTAAGGGTCCACCGCTCACGCTTCCGGTAGGCTCGGATGTATTCGCCTAGAGGGCCGACTGCCGGCTTCATCACCCTTCCCCCTGCGGCGCGGACGGGGCGGCGGCGAGCAACGTGCGGTAATCCTGCTTCAACCGCTGGCCGGGGCCATCCCACCAGTGCAGCGGATACGCGGCTTTAAGCATGTCGTCGGTGGCTTCGACGGGAACTAGCTTCCACCCATCCGGCACGCCGACGGGCGCGGCGGGGTGTTCCGCAGGCTGGGCGGATAGGGCGGCTTTGAGGGCGGCGCGCGCCTTTTCTCGCCAGTGCTCGCGGGTCGGCTCGAACGGCTGCTGCTCCCACGAGTACATGCGCGCGTCCGGGTGCTCGGTGCGATACGCCTCGTACAACTCGCGCGCCTTCGCTTCGACCTCATCCACCCGCGCGGCTTGCTGGCGGAGGGCGGCGGCTTTCTGCTGCTCGATGTACCGCTCCAACATGCCACGCGGCCCGTGCGCATCCACGCCGGTTCCCATACGCGCGTAGTCGTCGAGACTATCAAGCGCCTTAGCTGCTGCTTCATGGCTCACAATCTGCTCCGGCGAATAGCTCATTTCTCGGCCCTTGGCGAGTTGGGCGGCGGGTTCCCAGAACGGACGGCGAAGGCGCTCGATGCTGATGCTCGGCCCATTGCCGTTTTTGCCGTAGTAGGCGCGACCGCTGTCCACGCGGGTAATCGTTACGATGCGACCGTGCATGCGCTTGTCCAGATCGCGCCATTGCGAACCGACTTGCACACCCATCTGCTCACTCGACATGGCCGGCTCCTTGGGTGGAGGGTTCAGGCGATGCTTTGAGGGAAAGGCGGATCACTTCGCGGTCGCTTTCCTCAAGCTCGGCCTGCAACTTTTCGTAGACCGCCTTT